GCGCCTTCCGGGGCCGCGCAGACCCCCGGGGAGGGGGTTGCTGGGGGGGTGTTTCCGCAGGTCAGAGGCTTGCGGGCATGTGGGCGTTTCCGCAGGTCAGGGCACGTTTCGCGCCTCCAGCTAACTTTCGACCGGTTTTCGATCAGGTGTTCGATCCGCGCGGGCCTCGGCGCGGGACTTCGGCGCGTGGCATGCCTTGCATAGGGTGCGCATGTTGTCGAGTGTGTCTGTGCCGCCGCGTGATCGGGGTTGGATGTGGTCGGCGTGGAGTTGTCCACTGCCGGGAGTCGCGGTGTGTCCGCAGCTTTGGCAGGTCCAATTGTCGCGCCGGAAGGTGGCTTGCTGCAACCGGTGTGGGACTTTGCGTCCTTGGTGGTTGCCCCAGCGGTGTGTGGTGTGTTGGGGACATGTGCCGGTTGTGGTGAGTGTGGTGCAGCCTGCGTGTCGGCAGACCTTAGGCGCGCGTGGCATCAGATCGGTTGGGTGTCGGTGGTCCAGGTGTCGCGTCCGCCGTGTTGCCATGCGACGCGGCCTGGTGGTCGTGGTTGGTTGTCGTTTCTGGTGGCGATCATTGGCGTCTCGTCTGCGTGATCGATGAGGCTGGGCCATGTGTAGGCGATGGTGTGGCTTTGGTGGCGTGCCCATGCGCTGATTGCTTCGTCGATGGGTTTGCCGTTGGGCAGTTGGTTGAGCATGTTCGGTACGAGGTCGGCGTGTATGGCGATTCCGACTGCGTGGAGTAGTCGTCGGCAGGTGAGCCAGTGTGCTGTGGTGTCAGCGGCTTTGGCGATGCGTTGTTGGTATTCGCGGGGTCGTTCTCGCCCGAGGTAGAGGCTGACCACTGGGCTGGGTGCCACTGCTAGCGCTGCGTCGAGCTGGTCGCGGAAGTTGTTGCACGGTATGGCGTCGTCTTCGAGGACTGTGAGCCAGTCTGTGTTGTGGCGGGTGAGGTGTTGCCAGACTTTGCGGTGGTTGGTTTCGCATCCGAGTGTGCCGTTGTCGATGCTCATGTATGCGGCGCCCACGGTTTCCATGAGCCGGTGTGCTTGTTCGGCGCGTTTGGTGTGGGCCACGATGCCGATGGTGTGGGTCATCGTGGCCTTATGCGTGTGGTTTTCACGGCGACGGTGGTGTGTGGTGTGAGTCGTGGTGTGATGCTGCCGTAGTCGTATTCGGGGTCGATGGCGATGGAGCATCTGACCCAGCCGCTGGATTGGATTTTCTCGACGGTGCCTTCGTGTTCGAGTCCGTCGAAGTCAACCCATACGTTGTCGCCGGGTTTCATGCTCCGCTCCATTGTCATTTGTGCCGCCACCATGACCAGGTGTTGCGTTCGTTGGCCTTGAATGTTGTTGCGACGCGCGGCCCGTAGACGAGGCGGTCGGCGTACTTGGTGCGGGCGACGTAGTTGAACGTCGCCATGTCGCCGATGATGTGGCCCTTGGTGTCGTGCTTGTGCCAGACGCGCCGGATCTGGTCTTCGTGGTCTGCGGCCATGTCGTGCGCAAACGCCATGACGGTTTCGCGGTCGCCGCCGACGACACCGGCGTTCAGCAGTGGCAGGTCGGCGTGTTCGTCGATGAATGCTTGCAGGTGGGCGGCCTCGTGGTGGCTGCGCATCCAGTCGATACCGACGATGGCGGGTTCGTGGCCGACGTACAGCCTGCCGGCCGTCATGTGTTCCCATGGCGCGTTGAGCATTTCGACGTCGGTGCCGTCGACGCACCACACCCATTGCACGTCGGGGTTGGCACGTAGCCATTGGTAGTACAGGTACCAGCGCGCGAAGTACGGGTTTTCGACCGGGCTGGTGACAAGCTCGAATGTGGCGCCGTTGCGGGTCATGGGGTTGTCAACCAGGGCGACGGGTTCGGCGGAGTCGATCGAGTTGAGCAGCGTTTCGAGCAGCTTGACGTCGGGCCGCATGCGGGTGTTGCGCTGCGGGTCAGGCTTGTTGGACAGCAGGCAAGTGAGCACGACGCGGCGTTCAGGTGCCACTACGGGGATGTAGTGGCTGCTGGTGTAGTGGTGCTCCCAGTACAACTCGGCATTGCGGGCGGCGGCGGCTTTGCGTTCCTCGGTCGGGACGGAACGCTTTACTTCCAGGTGCTCGTCCATGGAGTGGATGAGCTTGTTGGAGCCGCATACGTCGCCATAGCGGAACGAGGTGAGGCCGGCGTTGAAGATGCGATCGGACCACGATGGGTGTTCCCATCCCCAGCCGCCGAATTCAGGGTCGAGGCCGCCGACGCGTTCGATGACGCTGCGGTGTGCGTAGATCATGCATCCGCGGGCGCCGGTGAGCGCGAAGTGTTGGCCGTCGTCGTAGACCTTTGTGACGTCGTTGAGTTTCCGTCCGCCGGCGAGGTCGGTGAACTGGTACATCAGGTGCGGCTCGGGTGAGTCGATGTAGGGCTGAAACCAGTTGTCGGCGATGGGGTAGCAGTCGTCGTCGAACAGGAAGATGTGTTCGCAGCCGTTGAGGAGTTCGAGGCATTTGTTTTTGGCTCGGGCAATGCCTGCGCGTTGAGTGAATCGGTAGGTCGCTGCTGGGTATGGTTCGTCGCTGGCGTCGTCGACGATGACGAGTTTGGCGTTGGGTGTGTGGCGGCGAATTTTGGCGATTGTCTCGTCGGCGATGGTGTTCCGGTTTCGGGTGGTGACTCCGATTCCGATTGGAGTTCCGTTGGTGGTTTCGGGAACGTATCGGGTTCCGTTGATCACGACGTCGGTCATGTGTGGCTCAGTTCGTCACTCGTACCATTCGCCGCAGTCTGGGCAGTCGGCGTCGCCGCAGTAGCAGATGTTGCGGTCTGTGGTTCGTCCGGTTTTGCGTTCGCGGTGCCGGTTTCGGTGCGGCTGGGCGGCGTTGGATCTGCGCAGCTCCTGGCGGGCGCGGGCGGCCTCATCCATTGGTGCAGTCCATCGTCCAGCCGTTCTTGCGTGTGGTCACGCGGATTGTGGTGTCCTCGTGTTTCGCCCCGGCCATCGCGAGGGTGGCCGTCTTCGCTAGCGCGGCCATGATCGGCAGCATCCAAGGCTCGTTGGGTCCAGCTTTCTGGACCGCTTGAACATCAGGTGGCGTGGTGGTCCACTGGCCGGGATCGGCGTGCATGAGCACTTTCCCGTCAACTTCGATGTGGATCACTGTTCGGCCGCTTTCCGCAAGGCTCGTTTGGGAACGATGACGTCGTTGCTTGTTTTGTCGATGGTGATCGACAGCACGGGCGGGGCTGTGGGTGTGGTTCGGATGTTGATGACGCGGTGCCCGGTCGGTGCGTCGGCCGCTTTCTGGCGTAGCTGTTCTGCTTCTTCGCGTGTGAGGATCACATAGTTTTGTGTGATCGCCGCGGCGAGTGCTTCCGCGACCAGTTTCGGGGTATCGAGGTGCGGTAGACCTGATTCTTCAGCGAACTGGCCGGCGAGTTCCGGGGGGACACTGATAGGTCGTAGTCCCGGCAGGAGGATCGGGAAGGGTTTGGTGTTTTCGTCGCCGGGGTGAACCAGGTTGTTCAGCGTGCGGTTAAGGAAGTCCGTGAGGTCTGTGAGGCTGCTCATTTGGGATATTCGACTGCGAGGCCGTCACTGATTCTGTCGGCACACCCTTCGCCACCGATCGTTCCTGCACCGTCCTGCAGATTGATTCGCCACGAGTCAGGATCGATATCGTTGGGGACTCGGCATGCTTTGCCGCAGGGTGCGAAACGGACACGATCGCAGGTGTCGCAAATGCGGAGGTGTTTGAGCGGCATCAGACGAAGGTACTACCTCTCCTGGCTGGTGGAGCGGGGTAAACGGTCAACCAACTGGTTGAGTATGCGTTCAGCGGCGGCGATGATGTCCGGGTTGCCTGCCTGCCGTGCGAGTTTCAGGTTGAGGTGCGCGCCTTGGATGCGTTCGGTGAGCGTGCGGGGTGCGGGGAAGGTGCTCACCGGTGTCGTCGGGCCTTTGCGCGGGTGGCGTGTTCAGCTTTGGCGACGTCGAGGACGCGGTAAACGTTGTGCCCGAGTCGGTTCTTCCCGGACGGTGCGAGGGCGCCACGATTGACCCACACATAGATGGTGCTGGTGGTGACACCGCATAGTGAGGCTGCTTCGGCTGCGGTGACGAGTGTGTCGATACCGTCAGGGGTGAGGACTGCGGTTCCTGCCATCTAAGCTCGGATCCCTTCCCGGATGTGAGCATGAAAAATGCCCACAAACCCGAAAGCTAGTCCGGGTGCGGGCATAGTTCTTCTACTGGCAGTCATCTTACATGAAAGATCAACCGGCTTGTTGTTCCGACTCGATAAGCGTGTCGAGACATACACGGATCAACCATTTGTAGTTTTTGCCGTCGGGGTCGTCGCGGACGATGTAGGTGCAGTCGGGGTTGCCGCACGCGATGTAGTCGTTGCCGCCCATTCCGATGGTGCGTTCCATGGAGAGCAGTCCGCAGGACGGGCAGGGCACGGGGAGAGTGTATTTGGGTGCTTTGGTGTATCCGAGTGTTCGGATGATTCGGTGGTGTAGGTCGGGGAGTTCTTTGAGGTCGTCGTGGGTGACGAGTTGGGTGAGTTGTTCGCAGCGTGGTTCGAGGTATTTCCAGGCTGCGATGATTCGTGTTTGTTCGTTTCCTTTGGGTGGTGGGGTTTCGTTGCGTTGTTCGGCGAGGTAGTCGTGCCATGAGGTCATGACGTCGGCGATGAGTGCGGTGGTGTCGCTGGCCCATTCTGCGGGGTGTCCGTAGGTGTGGGTTTTGGTGCGGCGGGGGGTTTGTCGGTGTGGTGGTGTGGGGAGTTGGATGTGGAGTTGGAGCCAGTCGATGGTGAGTCTGTAGAGGGTGTGGCGGAGTTTGTTGGGGTCCATGTGTTTGGGTTTGGTGGGTGTTTCCACATCGTCAGTCATCATTTGTGGTGTCCTTTGCAGTCGGTGGAATGCTCGGTGCGGGGCTGGAAACACACCGGGCAAACAGTGCTCTCGTGGATGAATCGAGCCTGGGCAGCGAGAATCACAGACAAAGTCACGGCTGCGCCTCCAGTTCCCTGATGCGGGCTACGAGTGCGCGGATCAGGTCGTGCTCGCTGTACCTTGAGTCCCAGGACTCATAGATCGGGATGGCGTGATCGTGGTGCATGTCGGTGCCGGGGATGGTGTCGGTGTAGCCGATCAAAGAGGCTCGCCCCGGATCGTGCCCGGACAGGAAATCGAGCAGCTCGGAGAGAGTGAACTCGCCGCCAACGAACCGGCGTTCCCCGTCGTCGGTGATCTCGATGCATGTGTCGAGGGCGTGCTCGATCTGAGTCAGTATGAAGTCATCGACGGGGAACGGCGGAAGTTCTCGGGGGGTTTTGTCGATCATTGCTGGTCCTTTTCGGCTAGTAGTTGGGCGATAGCGATCAGAGCGTGAGTGGTCGCTGACTCGTATGCGGCTTGGCGGGCTTCTTCCCGCGCGAACTCGATGTGCTCGGCGGGGGTTTCAGGTGTTTTCGGCATTAGAACGGCGGAGCCCAGGCGTCGATGAGGACGTCGAACGCGGCATCAGCCATCGACCGCCACTGCACCTTGTGCGTCTCGGTGAGTGTGTCCCAGGGAAACAGTTTGCCGGCGGAGGTTTGTTCGTAGATGGCTTGCGCTGCCCGCTCAACCAGCGCGGCACGCTCAGGAGTGATCATTCCGAACCCATCCATTCCTGAATCTGCTCCACCAGCCGAGCCGATGGATCTGTCACAGAGAACGGGGTGCACAGGCGGGACTCAATCGTCCCGTACCAGCGGACCCCCAGCCGATCCCACGCCTCTTCTTGGAGCCGCTGCAGAGTCCGCAGTGCTGAATCGAAGCTGTCGAAGATGGTTGGGCCGGAACTTGTGGTACCGAAGAGTCCGCCTAGGATCGATTCTGTTGGGCGTTCCCATAGTTGCCCGTCAGGTTTTCTGATCGCGTACTGGCGGATGAGTTCGTCGGTCATGGTTTTCCTTTCGTGAGCCATTCCGCCCACCCCTGATCCACCACAGGCCGCGGTGGTGTGGTGTCCGGGATGATGTGAATATCTGTATGCCCCGACGCGATGGAGTGGCGGTCTGCTTTCCACTGAGCGCAGTCTTCGCACGACTGGTCCCAGACACGGTTGCACTCCTTGCAATGAACCTGAATCACGCGATCGCCTCCCGCATGCAGTCGGTGCACCGCGTCAACCCACACATCGGGAATGCAGCATTGGTGGTCCAACCCAACGTCTTTCCGCACCTATCGCAGTCCAAGACATAGAACCGATCGCTCATGCCTCGCTCCATCCCGACACCCAGCGGGCAGCTGTGCGGTCACCGATCCATCCAGGCGGGAGAATCCACCCCTCGCGGGCGGGAAGGGTTTCACGGGTGAGTCCTCCGAGTGCTTTATCAACCTCAGAAGCCACATGCGCGGTGTGCACGCCGTCGCCTTCCTCCGACCACCCGCAGATGCAGTACTCGACACGGTGCTCGCCGAGGACCCCCCTGTCTGCGCCGTTGTACGTGTGCGCATCGATCACCTCGATCATGAGGTTTTGGGCTTCGCTGCTCACGCTTCCTCCAAAGAGTCTGTAGGGATGTAGAGCACGCGGGCGGGAAGGAAGTCGATAAGGTACCCTGGCAGGATCTCGTCTTGGTCGTCGTTGGCCCAATACCAGGAACCCAGACTCGTCTTCTGCAGGGCGCCTCCGTCGTGAGTGAGAATTACGTTATCTGGGGTCATCGTCAGCTGTATCCGCTTGTGCCTTGTTGGGCGAGGTGTCGTAATCGAAAACAACCAACATGTCGGTGTTTCCACTTAGGACGGGGCAATCCTCAGGTGGGTGTACCACCAGGCAGGCAGGACACGAGTGATCCTCAGTGAACGGTCCGTAGTGTTTGGTTGGGATCAAAGCGAAGGTCGACGCCTCATCCTGCGGCCTGGTACGAATCCACCCGCCGTAGTCATAGTGCCACCGGGCGTTGAACCTATCGCGCCAAGCACGATCGCGGTGTTCAGGGCTCAAGTGCTGGACGTCTGATCCATGCTCTGTGGTCGGCATAGTCGTCATCTCCCTACGAGTGTCGGTAATCGGAAACATGTGTGCGCTGTCAGATCGGCTGCCTACCTGGAGAAACGGCGACGATCATCGAATCAACCCCTGATAATCTCAGGAATCCTCTGGGAGCCATTCGAGATCAGCAGTAGTCTCAACCCCCCTGGGGCGAAGACGCTCAACCTCGGCTAACCAATTCGGCGAGCAGCCGGTAGGACCGGCCCGGTGCGACCGCGACCCGAGACCCCTTCGCCACTTCGTAGTCGACCAGCGCAGCCTTGGCGCGCTCAACAACATCACTCATCAGGTATCTCCATCCAGTGGGTAACGAATCGGGTTGCAGGCTCTGGCACGCCCAGCTCGAAGATGCTCTCGATTACGCGGGTTTCCCGCCTGAGTCCTCCGAGGGCTCTGTCGATCTCGGCGGCGACGTGGGCCTCGAAATCGTCGAGCGAACCGTCGCGGAAATCACATTCACCCACCCGCGTACCCTGGCAGTGGGAGTGTCCAGTTTCCAGGTTTAACGTCCGCCGGTGTCGGCGCTGAACCGCGATCATGATCTTCTGCGCGTCCCCGCTCATGCTTCCTCCCCTGCAGTCACTGGGATATCGAGCGACTGGCCTGCTGCCCGATAGGCGAGGCGCGACACGACGGTCTGCGGCAACGGCTCTGGCGTCTTCGACACGACGGCCTTCTTCGCCACCGTGACTATCCCCGCTTCGTTGACTGTCCAGAGCCCGCACGGGTGTGGAGCCATAACGTCAAGCCCTTCGGGCACCACGTAAACGAACCTGTGCACCACCTTCAACCACGCTCGGCGCTTCCAATAAGTGTCACGCATGAAATCCGCCTTCGACACCTTGATTTCAATCGCAGTTCGGATAAGCGAATCGAACATCAGCGCGTCGATGCGGCGGCTGTATTTATGCCCCTCGGGAGTCTCGGCTCGCGGCATGAACATCATGTCTGTGGGCTCGTCAGTGTCGGGGAGGTCCAGGTCTTCGATCGTCAGCTCCGGGACTACCGCCGCCCGATGATGGGTGCGCCGAATCGCCGAGAGAATGAATCTTGCGTCAATCCCGCTCACGCTTCCTCCAAAGAGTCCGTAGGGATATAGAGCACGCGGGCCGGAAGGTCGACCTCATCGCCGGCTTCGAGTGCTGCTTTCGCGCGGGCTACCAGGTCGCCCATCATTACTCCGCCTCTTCTGCATAGCTGGCGGCTGCCAGGATCGAGGCCGCCAATCCGCGTGCTTCATCGACGCTCAGCGGCTCGTCGCACCAAGCGCCCGCCCGGATCTGGACCTCACCCGGATGCCTGTCGAACACCACCGGCACATACAGGCCGACACCGGGAAAGTCGGTGAACTCCTGCTCTTCGTCTTCGCGCTCGTCGGGTTCGGGTAGTTGGATTACCGCCACACCCGGAAGAGAAGCGATGACATCAGCGAGCTTTCCGGGGAGCGCATCCCAGGCCACCTGGTCGGCAGCATCCTCAGGGTCGGTCCACAGCCGCTTCAGCGCTTCACTGAGGGCTTCTGTGAGTACTGCACGCAACTCGGGGTTGTTCATTCGTCGCCTTTCGGTTCTCGGTTTCTGTCTGTGAGCCGCCCGAAGTGGATGACCCGACCGGGCAGCGGCTTCCCCGGCAAAATCGTGTTGCTGCAGGGTTTGCCTTTAGGTGCTTTGCAGATGTCACACGACCGCGCAGCCTGGGCGGCCTGGACACGAGGATCATCCGCACACGACACAAACATCGTCATCGGGACTCCTGCCAGCCGAGGAAATACTCGATATGCGCAGTGATGTCCGTGGCCCACCGCATCGCCTCATCCCACGACTCGAAAACACCCGACCACTGGCCCTCCGGGTTGAACACATCCCAGACGCGGTACGTGTAGAGGCTGCCGTCACGCTTCCGTGCCATACGGACGACCCACATGCCGGTCATGCGTCATCTCCTGGTGTCGATTCCTGGGGCTGTGCGCCACGTGGAGCGACTTTTAGGGCCTCCGTGGTGTCACAGGACCCCGACACCGCAGAACGGCTGTCAGCGGCCCTGTGAGCATGAGCCGGAAACGCCTCCAACACCTTCACCACACGCCCCTTCTCATCCCGCACCACACACGGCTCACCGATCCCTGCCAAGCAGTCACGGCACCGCACCCGCAACGCCTCCTGATGAACCGACGTCCCACGCCAATCCCTCACAGTGACCCCGCCTTTCGGACATTCGGGTGATCACACTTCTTGACCGCATCATCGATCTCGATATCCCCGAACTCATCACACAACGAGCAGGCATCAATGGCGGCCTGCCTAGCCTCGGCCTGCCGGCGGCGTTGCTCAGCCTCCAGCCGCTTGAAGTAATCCGGGTGCTCCTTGTCCCACTTGCGACGCTTCATGCACGGGATGCAGTTGGTGGTCTCTGAGTTCGTTTCATGGTAAGGGCATTCGGGGCGGGGGGAATCAACGTTCGCGTCTACTGACGTAACCCCCCTACTAGAAGTAACCAAAGGAATAAGGGTCGGGTCGGGTCGGGTCGGGTCGGGGTAGCGGGACTCCCCCATGCTGTCCCCGGTGGACAGTAAATCCGTGTCCACCACCATGTCCCCGGTGGACACCTGCCCATCCTGAGCCACATAGTCGCGGCCCTTTTTCCCAGCTCTCCAGGTGGATTTCTTCTTTGCCTCACGCCTTCGCCGCGCCTCATTTTCAGCCTTGGTTTTCTGCCATTTCTCCCAGTTGGCAAACACGATTTCGCGAGATTTTGGTTGAGATTTTCTCGTTGTATCAACCGTTGTCTCATCCTTGTATTGCGTGTTGTCGCAACCCTGTTTCTGCCAAAGTCCTGCTTGTTCTTGCAGCGCGCGAATGAGTCTCGGCGTGCCGCCGAACCCCTTCACAACATCAAGGGGCACATGACCGTCCGTCTCTTCTTTCGCCGACCAGGCACCGCAACGAACCCACAACCCGACGGCCTCGTTGCGGATCCTGGAGTCGAGTTGCATCACCGGCTTACTGTCAGCGAACGCGTCATCCACGTAGAACCAAGGCACCGGTCACTCCTCCGTTTCGTATCGCGGGCAATCAGGGTGATGGTTCTGCGTTTTCGGGTGCCATCCACACAATTCGCAGCGCTGCATCGCGATCAGCTCGCGGCGGCTGAACAGCAGGCGGATCCTCGGGTCGCTCATGATGCGGCGTCTCCGAAGTCGAACCCGACCTCGATTGGTTTCGACAACCGGGCGACGATCAGCGGCAGATAGTCCGCCTCGCGCTCGATCGTGATGCAACGCTTGTGCTCGTGAATGCACGCCTCGGCGGTCGTACCGGATCCGGCGAACGGGTCGAGCACAACACCGTTCGGCGGTGTCACGAGCCGCACGAGCCAACGCATCAGGTCGAGCGGTTTGACGGTGTTGTGCGCGACCTTGGCACCGTCTTCGTTGACGTAGCTGGGGCGTTCCGCGCCGGGTGCTTTCGCCTCGTACCGGAACACCGGAAAGAATCGCGACGCGCCGCCCTCGTCGTCATACTCTGCGCCCGTCGCGGTCATACCCCAGCCATGACCGTTCGCGCCAGTGCGGGGCTTGCCCTTCCGTGAGGTGGTGATGCCGGTCTGCGCGTCGAGCTCGGCGGCCTGCGTGTCATCGAGCACCACGTTCGTCGGCCAGCGGCCTCCGGGCTCGACCTGCGTGCCTGCGCCTAGACCTTTACCCAGTACCTCGTTGTCGTGCCGCTGAATTTCGGGGCGCACCAGTTTGTCCGCTGTTCCAACCCGGCAGGCGTCGATGTTGAGCGCCCCCGTACCGTGCTCCAGCACATTCGCCGCCACCGTGCCCACGAGAGGCTTACGCGCGACCACGATGGGCTCGAACGCGGGTTTCAGCGCCGTGCCCCAGCCCTGCCACAGCTTCGCAGCGTCGGTCGACGGGGCAGTGACCAGGCGTTGCTTGTCTGCCTCAGTCACACCGTTTCGCACAAGTCCACCACTAGGCGTGATCCCCGCGCGGCGGGTGCCGATCACCTCGCGCTCAGCACCAGCGGCCTTGTCGATGGCCTTGGACACGTCGAGCGACTTCGGGAACCCGCTGCCGTACAGCCAGGCGATCGAGTCGCGGAGCTCGAACCCGGCGTCCTCGATCGCCGCCGCCAGCCGGTGCCAGGTGCGGGTGCCGCCGAAGGCGAGCAGGTGCCCACCGGGTTTCAACACACGCAGACACTCGGCCGCCCACAAGCGGCACCAGTCCTGAAACTCGTTGCCCGACCAGGCGATATCGGTGTAGGCGCGTCCCGACATCAGCCGTTCCCGCAGTGCCGCCATGCGTTCGTTATCGGCGGCGCCGTGCCAGCGGTTGCCGCGTCCACGCCCAGTCCACTCGCATACGGCCTCGCGCCACGTCCAGTAGTCGATGCGCTTCTTGGCGCGCAGCGGGTATTTGTCGAGCAGGTCGACAAGCCGCTGGCATCCGGCCTTGTCGCCAACAACCCAGCGCGCCATGTCATTTCCCTCGGCGCGCCGTTCGATGGTCACAGTTCCGGCGCCGAGAGTGCGCCGCGCATGTTCGAGGACTGCGGCGTCGTCGGCGCGGAGTTTGATGGCGAAGCTCGGCGCGTGCGTTCCGCGGGTGTGCGCCTTGATGGTGAAACAGCCCTCGCCGTCGATCAGTCCAGCGAGCCAGTAAGCGAACCCCGCGTCCTCGCGGCCATCGAGGGCGTCCCACGTCTTCGCCATAAACGACAGGTTGTACGGAGGATCGGTAACTACCGCATCAACGCTGTTGTCGGGCAACTTAACAATCACATCGAGGCAGTCGCCGTGGTAGAGCGTCACCTGATCGTCTTGGTAGTACGGGTTGTTCATTCGTCGCCTTCGTTGTCCTCGGGTGGTTCGTATCCGGGGCAGGTGCAGGGGCAGCGGCCGGCGTGGTGCGGGCAGCCGCACAGCGCGCAATCAGGCATCGGGGTTCCTCGTGGTGTCGGGGTGAAACTCGTCAAGACCGGTCGGCTCATAGCAGTCGCCGGGGTTGTGCGGGTCGAACAGCGTCAGCGGAACGAACCCTCGCGACTGCAATAGCTCGCGGTGCACGACCTCGGGGCTACGCATCGAGCGCGCCCTCCTCGACGTCGACGACGTGGCCGCGCTGGTGCTCGTGCAGGTCGACGGTCAACTTGAGCACGCGGCCGGTGAGGTTCCAGGTGCGCGGGCAGTCACAGCACCGAGCGGTTACCGGCGCAGCGGCCTCGGCGGCGTCGACCACGCGGTCGACGACCTGCCACGTCAGCCCGACAGCCTCAGCGACAGCCTCAGCGATCGCGTCGCGGTCTGCGTCGCGCGCGGCGTCACGGGCCTGCGGCGCAGCGGCTCTCGCGCGCGTGATCGCCTTGTAGGTCCACCACACCGACAGGCACACCGGCGAACAGAAGTGATTGCGGTCGCCCCGAGCGCTGATGCGCACCGATCCCTCGATCGGCGCCATGCACGAGTCGCACGTGTAGGTGATCACTTCTCGGACTCCAGTGCTGCGGCGAGCATCGCGGCGGCGTCGCGGCGCAGCGTCTCTGGGTCAAACGGCGTATCGCCGATGTAGATCAGCGGGAACTCGGTGCCTCGCGCTGTGGTGTCGACGCGGATATCGCCACAGTCGCCGTAATGGACCTGCCCGTCGTCGTCGGGCCCGTCGGGCGGGATCGGCATGCGCGGCCGTCCCCAGGCGGATCGGTGGTAGCGGCGGCGATTGCGCCAGGCGGCGAGTTCGGCGGCATCCATCGGATCTACCTGCTGTCCAAGTCGAGGCCGCCAGCGCCGGAGAACAGCGAACCGAGTTTCACGCGCCCTCCCGGTCGGCCCGTTCGCGCAGAGAGTCGGCGAGCCTCTGCAGCGTCTCGGCGACCCACTGGCGCGGTTGGTTGGAGCGGAACCGGACGGCCCCGTTGGGGTAGACGAGCACCGTCAGCACGGTCTCGTCGGCGTTGATCACCTCGACCCGGCGGTCGTCGATGGAACCGGCCCGGCGGCGGGCACGCTGGCCGGTCGCCGCGGGGGTGATGTCGGGGGCCTCGCCGAGCGGTTCGAGGCCATCCTCAGATGCGTTCATAGCAGGGTCATCTCCTTCTGGTCGTCGAACATGCGGCATCGCGTCACGGGTTCCCGTGAACCCAATGGGCACGTCAGGCAAGATGGTCGTTCTCCTCTTCTGCGCCTTCGAATCCGGGGCACAAACAGATCGTGTAGGTGTTCATGTCGTCCCGGTTGACACCCATGCGGACCCGGCACTGGGGGGCATGAGAAGACCTGGGATGGTCACACAACAGACAGTCGGTCACTGGCGGCCTCTTCTGGGATGTGTGCCCGGTGGTCGGCGAAGGCGTGGTGCCGGCGGATGAATGCCTGCGCTTGTTCGGTAGTGGGGAATTCGGCGGTGATGGGGCGGCCTTGGGTGCGGCTGCATTCCGCGCAGACAACGGTGATCATGGGACCTCCTCAGTCTTGAGCCGCTCCGCCTTCTCCTCGATGAGCGTCGCCAGCGTCGACAGCGGCATACGTGTCCACACGGTGGCGGCGACCTTGAACTCTCGCCGGTCATCGGTCAACTGCCGGTCAGGGTCGCCGCCCGAATAGGCCCACACGCAGTTGTCTCCCCGGCGATACCGCGTGTAATAGACCGTGCCGCCCCACCCCCGATCATCGAGGAACAGCTCGGGCGACAGACCGAATATGTAGCTGCCGAGGTTGGGCACCTGCTTGATCGCGTCGAACACCTTGTTGGCGTCGGACTCGCGGTCGGCTTTGGTCTTCCGTGAGGGCACGAGTAGGTGGCTCTTGCTGTCGACACGCCATCCCGTGGGGGGTGGACGGTAGTCGTCATGACCCGGCCAGAACGTCATCTCGCGCGGCGGGGTGAAACCGCTGATCACCGAGCGTGTGCCGTGCGACCACATCACGGCATCTTCGGCCCCGGTGCCACCGAACGTGTCGCGAACAAACGCATCGACACGGTCGCGGTGCGCCTCATAGTCCGACTCCCACCGGTCGTATGCCTCGATGATCTCGGGGTCGGTGCTGATCCACCACGCAGCCGGCAGGGGTCCCTTGCTCGGCACCCCGTCACCGACGAGTTCTCTTGCACGGTCTAGGTCGATCATCGTGTTGCCTCCACAGGGTTAGGGATTCGGTAAACAAACCCGTCGTCGTCGAGCAACACCCAGTTGCCCCTGTAGAGGACGGGAACAGTGATAGGGGACTGGGATTGACGAACAAGCCACCCGTCAGCGAAAGCTTGCGTCCGATAGGACTCCGCCCAACGATGACAGGCACCGCAAGCCCACAGCCCGTTGGACGCCAGATTGGTGTCATCGCGGCGAGATCCGCCAAGACCACGGGGCCTGCGATGGTGTGCAGTAGCGTCTGAGGCGTACTCGTTGCAGCGTTCACACCGACCCTGGGCACGAGTCCAGATCAGTTCCTTGGTTTCCGGGGAGAACCCCGTATACCTGCGGCTCACTCGATGACCGTCCACACATCATCAAGCGGAAGGGCCATGCGCTTCGTCCACGACGTGCGGGTTTTCAGGTCATAGACGAACAGGTCGCACCAAGTGCCGTCTTTGGCGACTCGGCGAACCGTGACCTGATAATTCGGGAATCCCTTGCACGACAGTCTGGTATCCTTCTGGATGGCGCTCATGCTTCAGCTCGTTTCATTTCGCGGGCCAGGTCGGTGATCATGTCCCCCAGCAATGTGGAGTTGCCGTCCCGATCGATCGTCGGGGCTACCGTCAGTTTGTGGCCGGATACTTCGTCGTAGAGGGCTTTCAGTTCCTCACGCGTAGACGCCGCGAGGGCTTGCTTGCGGTACTCCGCCACCGTGGGGACGCGTGCCCCATCCGACAACCAATCTCGAATCTGGTGGGCGAACTCCTCCCCCGGCATCGCCACAACAGCCTTGGCCAGGGTGTGGATTCGGGACTTCACCACCGTGAGCGTGTTGTCGTGATCCAGGTCGCCGACAACGTCGAACTCATACTCGATTCCGTCGCGCTGTTCCGGCTTCATGCCCACCTTGCGAGGGGTTTTCTTGCCGCGCTCGTTCTCTTCGATGACGTACTCGGTTTTTGATCGCATGGTGACGATGACGTGGCCGGGATAGGACACCAAGGCGTCGATCATGCGTCGTTCGTCGGGTCGGACTTCTTTCCACCCGGCGAACGTGTTGCCCCGTACGGCGTGCCGGTCAGCTTGCTCAAGCATGCCGTCGACACCCATCCAGTAGTGGGACAAGGAGTCGACAATGACGCAGCCGTACTCCCCGCCAGCCGCCAAACCGAGCAGTTCCACGAGGGACATGGGTGAGAAGCTATCTGGCTGTACGGTGTCGAACTGCCAGCCGTTGAGCCCCACATACTTTGAGGCAGATCCGCGTTCGGTGTCGATGACCGCAACCTTGTCCGCAAGAGCAGTGCCGAGCGCGAGGGCAGTGTAGGTTTTGCCGCTGCCGCTAGGCCCGGACAGAGCGATACGGGCATACGATGCTTCTCGGGTTGCGGGTTTGAAGGACAGGCTCATTCGGTCACCTCCGCAGCAGCAGCGGCAGCGGCCATCGCGGCGTCCAACGTTTCCTCATACCCCCACGCCAAAACCAGCGCACACGTGTTGTCCTCAACAGACCAACGGAAATCACCCGCCACATCGGACGGATTGATCCACGCGTTGCGCCGATCACCGGGGAGTACCGCACGCCACCTACCGGGGCCAACAAAACCGGTGAACCATTCCCACGTGAGGTTTTGGGTTTCGGTGCTCATGCTGTCCACCTGTCCGCCAACCGATCCAACGAACCAATAACCGCATCAACCCGAGACAACGCCTTGCTCACCACATCCAGGTTCAACTCCAGCGCTTCACGGTCCAGGAACGGCAGTGGCGGTCCCTCAGACAACAACTCATGCAAAGCACACCTCGCGTCATCAAGAGCAGCCGCGGCGGCTTTCGCGTCATCCCTCGCGGTAATCACCCGTGTATCAACAACCATCAGTTTTCGTCCTTGTCTCGATATTCGGAGCAGTGGCAGCGTTCATGTCCGGCGGGGCCGTGGTAGTTGGTGGCGTCACAACCCGTGTCCCACCGTCCCCGGAACTTGTCCCACTGGTAGCGGTGCCGGGACCTGTTGTGTCCACACACGCACATCACGAGGCCTCCAACCAGCGGAACTTCTTGACCAGAGCTCTGAACTCAGCAGCCTGCTTCTTCGACCACCCGTAACCAGGGAAATACTTTTCGACCGTTGTCCGGCTCACCCCCAACGTGCGGGCAACCTCGTTATAAGGGGCGCCGTCATCAAGCAAATATTGGGCGAAATCCTTCTGCTCCTGGCTCAACGGAACAAACTGATTCGGCGACGCCAAACGGGCATCACCAGCCGCCCGAACCCGAACCACCGTCCGAGCCGAACAACCCACCACTTCCCCAATATGCTTGGCGGACCACCCCTCACGAGTCATCAACAGAATCGTCTGCACCTGCTCTGGGGTGAGCCTGTTCCCGTTGCTCATGCCACCTGATCCTCACCATTCGCTTTGAGCAGAGGCCGCCGTTCCTTCTCCGACAACCCCCCGAACACCCCGTAGTTCTCGCGGTTCGCCAACGCGAACTCCAAGCATTCGACCCGAACCTCGCACCGGCTGCAGATCCGTTTGGCTGGCTTCGCGCTTCGACCCTTCTCGGGGAAAAAACACTTCGGGGTCCACTTCGGCGCACCGTGCCAGGTCACGCCACGCATGCTTGTCCTCCACCGCGGCGGCGAGCATGAACGACAGATCGAGCAGGGTCATGCCACGGACTCAAGTTCTGTGATCCACGCGAACGGGTCCTCAACATCTGGCACACCGGCAAGGGCAGCCATCAACAGTTGAGTGCGTTCGGTTTCCGGGAGGCTTGTCAGATAGGCCCACACGGGCAGGGAGTCACCGCTACGGATACGCCGAGACAACCAGATGACTGTTGCAGCGATACGGGATTCCCAATCCGTCTCCGACAGTGGGCATTCCTGAAACAGCCTGTCTGGGTGGGCTTCCATGTTGCCATCGGTCGTGACCCACGCGTCCTCCCCGCACACCGGGCAGGATTGCAACTTTGCTGCAGGCAGTTCAGCCCTGTCCCGTTCGATGGTGCGGACCGTGCAGTGCGCCCTGCGCGCCAACTCCACTTCGGGGAGTTTCGGGCGACGCCGCACCAGCATTCGGCGCTCTTCGGCATTAAGTCGCATGGGAGTTCCGTTCACGGCGCATTCCACGGCGAACCAGTCGATGCTCACGCGCCCCACCTCTGCGCCCGTCGGCATTCATTCGAGCAGGTCTTCGCATACGTCCCCATAAACTCGCCGCCGCACTGCGTGCAGATCTTCAGGGACGGTTGTGACCGCAACGCATTCGAGGCGCGCTTCTTGCATTTCTGCGAGCAAAACCTTGCCCTGCGGGTGACCGGCTCGAACACCTCACCGCACTGCAAGCATTCCTTCTCGGTGAACCGTGCCGGTTTCACCGGGGGCAGCTCGCCACGCTTGATGCGGGCACGTTCCTTCTCCGAAAACCCGCCCCACACACCCAACTCGTTGTGCTTCAACGCCCACTGCAGGCATTGCGGTTGTACGGGGCATTTCCAGCAGGTTTCTTTGGCGTCGTCGTTGCGGATCCCTTTCTCGGGGAACCACGCCTCCGGGTCGATCTGTGTGCAGATCGCGTCGCGGCGCCAGTCTTCGGTGTGAACTTCAGCCAACCGGATGAACGGGGAATTCGGCATCACACCCACCCCGTGCCGCTCAAATGTTCAGGGCAGAACGATGCGGTGGCGGCACCCACGAAATACCCTGAGTCATACAGGTTCAGGTTGGAGTTGTTGTACACGAAGACTGAGGCTTCGTACATGGTGTAGCCGGTGTCGAGGACGTCGCAGACGGCTTTGCCGGCGTTGATGACGGCGGGTTTGGAGCTGTAGGTGATGCCTTCGGAGTCGAGTGCCATCACGAAGGCGTCGCTGTTGATGTCGGCGTGGGCTTCTGGTGCGGTCAAACCTGGGCCGATGATGCCTGCGGCGATGAGCAGCGGCATCGTCCACCAATACCGCCAGTTCTTCTCACTGCGCCTCATGCTGCTTCTCCTGTCGTGAGGTAGTCGTGCAACAGTGCGACTACGGCGTCGCCGTTCATCTGCTCCCAGATCGTCGGCTCGTTCTCCCAGTGCACCGGGGGCAGGAACGGGCGGAACCACGACACACTCTCCGTGTGGATCAACACCAACTCCGCCAGGTCCTCCAGTTCCTTCAAGAGGTCGAGGTCAGCCATGGGTGGGTTGGTGGTGACGGGTAGGTCGGACCAGTTTGTTTGGTGGTGGTCCCACCATGCGGGTTTAGAATCTTGGATTGACATCGGGAATTGTCTCCTTAGTTGTGTGTTTCCGGTGTTAGGGCCGTCGTCCCGCGCAATCGGGGCGGCGGCCCGCCTGCGTCAGCCGTTGATGCGGGCGAGAGCGGCATTGATGTCCGCAGCGTCAATCTCGGTTTCCAGGTCGAGCCCAGCTAGTTCGCGCCACCGTGCTATCGCCTGCCGCGTGAACTCGATAAGTGCGGCGCTCCCTGCGGCGCTCCCTGCGGCGCTCCATGCGGCGCTCCCTGCGGCGCTCCATGCGGCGTACCCTGCGGCGCTCCATGCGGCGCTCCCTGCGGCGCTCCCTGCGGCGCTCCCTGCGGCGCTCCCTGCGGCGCTCCCTGCGGCGCTCCCTGCGGCGCTCCCTGCGGCGCTCCCTGCGGCGCTCCCTGCGGCGCTCCCTGCGGCGCTCCATGCGGCGCTCCCTGCGGCGCTCCCTGCGGCGCTCCCTGCGGCGCTCCCTGCGGCGTACCCTGCGGCGCTCCCTGCGGCGTACCCTGCGGCGCTCTGTGCGGCGCTCCATGCGGCGCTCCATGCGGCGTACCCTGCGGCGCTCCATGCGGCCCACGCAAACGGCACCTGACCCGCCGCCGCCTGACGGTGCAAATCAGCAATCTCGCGGATCGCCACCGCACCAACCTCATCCGCGAACCGGATAACCCCCCACTCTGGGGAATCCAGCATGTCGGCAATCCACAACGCGTGGACAGCATCCGAAACACCTGCAGTGCCGACTGTCTGCCAACCCAAGTCGAGAACCAGCACACTGTTCTCGGCTGATAGAAATCCGTCAGGTCCAGCAAGTTGGTCGTTGCACATCTGCACCAGGGCGGCCAGTGGGCGTGCTGAGCATTCGGGGTAGTCGGTGATTTTGGTGTCACCGTTGATGTATGAGATGACGTTCATGGCGCAGCCTTTCCCGGAGCCGGGTTGGTGGCTGCCTTTCGCGAGGCGCAGAGGGTGGGTGATTCGGTCGAGATCAATGGACATTGGGGGTTCCTTTTCTTTGTTTGGATGGGTTGATCTATCTCGGGGTGATGCGGTAGTTCTCCAGCAGAGCCCGAGCGATCCGACTGTCCACGATGCTCGGCACAGACCAGCCATGAAGATCAGCGATGCGCATCGTGAGATCGTCTTCGGACACCTCACGCTGCTGCCTCATGGCGGCGAGTTCTTCCGCGGTCGCAGAATCCAGGAACTCCGCCAACTCCATGAACTCGTCATCATCGAGGAATTCGCGGGCGAACTGCTTGGTGGATTCGATGGCGTCGTGTATCCACTTTGGCGAGTTCGGCCCTACCTGCTTGTGCAGTTCGTCCCAGCCGTTGGAGGGTCCCGGCGCGGGTGGCGGGGGAACCATGCCCGCGCCGGGACCAGTGTCACCCACCGCAGTGGGTGACGAGTCTGCCGAAACCCGACGCTCGGCAGAAGCCATAGAACATTCCATGCAAACCCCACCATTGGAATCCCAATAGCCAGGGTCGACTTTCGAGAAGCACTCGACGCACCAGCACCAGCGCGTGGCAGCGGGTTCGTGGACTTCCTCCTCAGCCTCGACAGCCGCAAGCGAATCCGCGAAACTCACATCCCTGCCCAGTGCGTTCGACATGGCCTGACGCTCCAAGCGCGCCAACCACGGATCCACCCATCCACCAAGCACAGCCAAACCGTCACCAAACACAGCCAAACCGTCATGGATCGCGTTGTTAAACCTGGCATTCAAACGCTCAACAAGATTCATCGTTGGAGCTCCTCAGAGGTGTAAATCAGCTTGGCGGTATCGCAGGGCCAACGGTGTCTACACTCGCTGCACTCTTCGACAGAATCGCCGTGCTCATCGATTGGGTGGTGCAGTTTGCGGATCGGTTTGGCCATCTCGCGCGCAGCGTCAACGAGGTTGTGGGCCAACTGATTAGGGTCGCCATCCCACACAAGCGCTGCGGCTTCTACTGCTGGATCGCTCACGCTGTCTCCCCCAGTTCCTGTAGCCGGCAACGCAGCCGCGCGTTTTCCTCACGCAACGCATCCAACTCCGCAGCCTCACGCATCTGCCTGGCGTCGAACTCCGCCAACGCTTTCCACACACCAGACGGACGAGTCACTTCACCCGACAACTGGCACACACTCCGATGCTTAGGAGCAGACGTACTCATTCCGCCTCCGGGATGTACAGCACGCGGGCGGGGAGGAAGTCGATAAGGTACCCTGGCAGGATCTCGTCTTGGTCGTCGTTGGCCCAATACCAGGAACCCAGACTCGTCTTCTGCAGGGCGCCTCCGTCGTGAGTGAGAATTACGGAATTCTCTGGGAGCCATTCGAGATCAGCAGTGGTATCAATCACCCTGGGACGCAGCCGCTCAACCTCGTTGCGCAACTGGACAACCAGATTGGATTCCGATATTTCCAGCCCAAGCTTCTCTGCCCGCAGACGCTCAACCTCAGCGAGAAGATCGCGCAGCAGTTCACCCTGACGCTCTCCGAATTCTGCGTCGTGTTCGGTGGCGTACTCGATCACCCGCCCTTGTATAGAGCGCATGAACTCGTACGTCTGCTCAACAACATCACTCATCGGTTCTCCTGTGCGGCTCGTGGTTTCGGTGGTGCGGGTGGTCGTGGATGCCCCCACGCGGAACGGTGGCAGTGACGCCGCTGGCGGAACCACAACATCGACTCGGCGGTCATGACGCCAGCCGCCTCCGCATCGACGCCGCACTCGGACCACGCCGAACCGGCTCCACCGGACGCTCAACAACAGGCTTCTGAAACCCGTTCTCCAACACACCCAACGCCGCAGCAATATCCGTGTCGTCCATGTACCAAGAGCGCCCAAACTTGTGCGCCGGAACCTTGCCAGCCCGAATCAAATCCGCCAGCCAACGCACCCGCCGCCGCCGCTCCTCATCACTGGTATCGAAACCCCACTCGGAAATGACCTGCTCCAAGGTTCGGAAACGTCCACTCATTTCGCACCCTTCGGTTTCGACTCGTACAAAGGCTTTTTCGGACGCGGGAAATGCTGAACCTGCGGCCTGGGCCTGGAATGAAACGTCATCGCGTCTCCCTCATCGCGTTTCGGATGATGGTGAGCTGGTCGATCAGGTCCGTGAGTTCATCGGCGGTGAGAAGGACATCGCCGTCATTTCGGTAACCGTCACCAACATTGAGGTATGCCAGGTCAGTTCCGTCGTCGTTCCCTAGCCCGACGGTCACGCCGCCGTGTGACTTTTTGATCAGACGCTGAGGATCCGAGTAGAAGATGAATGTCATGATTCGGGCCACGTGATTCGGCTGGAACGCTCAACAACCGCAGTCATTCGGCAGCCTCTTCGGACATGCCAAAGGCGGCTGCGGCCATGCGCCGAATGTCGGCATGAGTGGTTCCGGCTGGCCAGAAGAACGAAACCCGTTTCCGCTCAGCCTCCTCGCGGTCTCGCACTTCGCTTCCTGCTCGATGCATAGGGAGGCCCACGGTGGCCGATACCGCCGCGTCATATCCGATGCCAGGCAGATACTCGCGACGGTTCCCACTGCCACCCAGAGCGATCAAGTGCCGCTCATTGGCGCGAGCCTCAACATGAGGATGGGATATGAAGGTGCGTCCCACAGGGGTGCCGTGGCCTTCGGCGTGTTTTCTCAAGGTGGCTAGACGGCGGCGAGGGTTCTTCGATATCCCCACTTTGACGCCGAAGCCGACTAGCTCCAAGACGTAGAGGTGGTACTCGTCCTTGGTAAGCTGTAGTTCAGACACTGAGACTTCCTTCTCTCGGTTGTCGGTGGCCCTCGCCCTGCACGGCGGGGGCCTCTTGCTATGCGGAAAGAGGCGGGATGATGCGGTAGTAGCGCTGCTCAAGTTGCAACCTGATGTCCGCGAACTCGCGGGCTCGGGGAGCTGCTGCGCAATACGCCGCATTGGTGCCCTCTGCGATGAGATCTGCTATCTCGGAGCGGAGTTCCTCGGCGCGATGCTCCAGATCATCGGCTTCAGTGCTCGCCGCTTGTTCGCGTGCGGTCATTCGCAGGTTCGACCTGTGCGCTTGTTGATGACGAATTTTTCCGGCTTTCTGTCGGGGCACTTTCCGACCCGACATCCGCTCCATCTCCCCGACAGCGTTCTTCCGGGATCGCCAATCTGACGGAGTGAATGACGCGACGTAGAAGCGATCAATGTCCCGGTTGTAAAAGCGCGGATGCCCGCGCTTGGTTACCTGCACTTCGTCAAAACCGAGAAGCGCCGCAAGCTTTACTAACTCTCGCCACTCACTGCCGAGCCTGGCGGCAGTCAACGCTGGGCCTGCCGCATAACTCGATTAACTGCCGTTTCACCGGTGGGGTCGGCATAGGCGATGACTCGCAACAAATCAGGATCACCCAATGCCGCCCGCTGCCTTTGGGGAGGCAGCGCGAATAATTCGTCGAAATTGATTCCTGCCCGCCGTAGACGGTGCCCGAAGCGGCGAACAAGGCGATTGATCTTCGCTGGCGTGACTACGCCACCATCCGTATCTGCAAATGCGAGATGGGCGGCACGCTGCATCACCTGCAACTGACTCCCAGTGAGCGCGTTATCGCGTGTTGTCATTCCACGGGGATCTGTCACTGCTAGGCGGCCAGGTGGGCTCACGTCTCCTCCTTTGGTTTGTCGCCAGGCTTTTTATGCGGCGGGTTTTTTCTGCTCAGCCGGCCGCTCCAATACGGAGACGGGAATCTTGAGCGCGACGGCGAGCTTCTTGGTGACGGTGGCGTTCGGCCACCGGTCACCGTTCTCAAGCTGGGAGAGGTAAGGGGCGGAAACTCCGCTTTCGCGGGACAGTTCGGCGGATGACCAACCTGTGCGCTCACGGATGACCCGGAGTTCCTGCCACACCCCGTAGGACTGTTTGACCATGCCGCCAACTGTACTGCGAACAAGTGCAAACCGCAAGAGTTCGCGCGCAGTTCGCGCCAACAATGCTGTGACCTGCAATGTTCGAAAACTACAAGCGCGTAACTGCAAAGAATCAGGGTTGTGCAAGCAGTGGACTTTGCACCTGTTTGCACGCGAACATGTAGGCGTGAACGAGAACAAGGAACACCGCGAAGACTGGCCATTCGGGCCAGAACTCAAGCGGCACAGAGAGCGCGTCGGGCTATCTCAGCGCGAAGCCTCACGGCGCACAACGCCACCAGGCAGCGACAAACCAGCCGTCAGCGCAGGACGGTGGAAGCAACTGGAAACGGGGTGGCAGATCAACAAAGGGACACTGATCCCAATCGGAACGACCGCATCCACCGTGGCCGCCGCTGCCCGAGCTGTCCAATGGGATGTCAACGAAGCTCTGGCGATAGCCGGATTTCAACAGTCAGATATTCCACCGCCGCTACCCGAGCCGGCGATAGTCCGCTACTCAGACGACGAACTTCTCGCCGAAGTCCGGCGACGACTAAAGGAGGCACGAAATGTCATGGAAACTACGCAGACGACGCGAACACCGCGCGAAGCGCGTCAAGACCAGGAGGGCGACCTAGACGCCGCGACCAGTGACACGACGCAACCGCGCCAACCTCGGACCGGCGAAACAGTTGGGGCGGAGATTCGCGACCACATCGCCAGGAGCGTCCGGGCACGTCAACGCCGCAAGGACTAGGCGCGCCCGGCGCAACGTCCATGTTGTTGGCGGACACTCATCCATCGCGTTCAGAATCCGCACCAACAGAGTGTCGAGTTCGTCATCAAACATGGGCTGCACCTACCGAAATCACCAGCACCGGTCACCCCTCGCAACCGGATGCGTAGACGCTAACGGATCATTGCCATGATCGACACAGGAAGCCCAAACACGGGAATGTCACGATCAGATAACGCCAGTGCGCGAAAGTTAGCCACCAACACAGAAAGCCCACTACCAGATGACCAACCGTGATCGCGCAGTGTCACCAGGGAAGGTGATGGTCACCGCGCTCGCTGTGCTCGCCGTCGTAGGCATCGTCTCCGCACGCAACAACGACGACGACAGAAGCGCATCACAAACCACCACACCAACCACCACCACTACACGGCCCAACCCATACCAGAGCATCCCCGGCGACGGCACCCACAACATGGGCGGCGCAGACGGATACGACTGGGGCACCTACACCGCCACCGTCCCGCCCAGCTCCCCCGGCTGCTCCTGGGCCATCGTCAGCGTCTCCGAGTATCGCGGCGGCGAAACACTCCGCGAAGGTGAAGCAGCATCAGGCACCGTCCGCGCGAACATCCAACCCGACGGTGTGGCGTCGTGGACCGGCACGATCAACGGCGACCACCGCATCATGTTCCGCACAAGCGGCTGCGGAACATGGACCATGACCGAATAAGCCCCCTCAAACGCAAAAAGCGCCCCCACCAGGTATTTACCCCTGGTGGGGGCGCTTTTGTTCAGATGCCCAGCGCATCACCAATGATCTTCGCGGCCCGCTCACTGTCCGACCGGTCCAAATGCGTATACAACGAGATCGTGGTCTGAATCGACTCATGACCAAGGTGCCGCTGCACCGCGTACATGTTCGCCCCACCCGCGATCATCCACGACGCGCACGTATGCCGCATGTCATGAATCCGGGGCTTCTTCGCCAACCCGGCCGCACAGGCCTTCTCCACAGCGGGATACCACACATTGCTCCGGAACCCCGGGGCGCGCAGCGGCTTGCCCACAGTGTTGGTGAACAGGAACTCGCCGCTGTAGTCGAGGTCACCCAGCAGCGCGGGGTGCACGCTGATGGTGCGCACCGACCGCTTCGTCTTCGGCGCACCCAGCTCGTAGCCCGCCCCGTCGTAGGTGCGTTTCCAGCCGCGCCCGATATACACCGTGTTATGGGTGCGGTCCACATCGGCGGGCCTGAGAGCCGACACCTCCCCGAACCTCGCACCGGAGGCGACCATGAACCGCACCAGAGGCTGCCAGCGCGGAGCGAACTGGGCAAGCAGCAGGTTGAACTCGTCGCGGGTGAGGAAGCACATCTCCTTACGTTCCGTGCGGGGGATACGTGTGCCGATGGCGGGGTTGTGGGGGATCTCGTGGGCGGCGACCGCAGCGTTCAACGCGGCAGACAGGAACCCGTGCCGGTTGGCGATCGTCTTGCCGGCCAACTCACGCGCGGCGAGGCCCTGCACCCATGCGGCGATGTCATCACTCGTCAGAAGGTCAATGGGGATCGCCCCCAGGACGGGGGCGATGTCATGTTTCAGGTAGGACGAGTAGTCGTGCAGGGTGGTTTTGGTGACGCCGGTTCGTGAATTGATGTAGCGCTCCAGCCACTCGGAGACGGTGGGGGCGGTGGATCGTCTCGCCGCTTGTTTGGTGGGCGTGATACCCCACGCCAGCATTGCCTTCTCCGCGCCGATGGAGTTCACGGCGTCGCGGAACTCCTCGGCTTCCTTCTCGTCGTCGAAGGTGCCCAGTGAGGTTTGTTGTCCGTTGACCTTGTGCAGCACGGCGTAGCCGATGCCGTGGGCTCGCTTGCGGGGACGGATAAAGGCCATGTCACCCCTCCTTTGAGGTACCTGACTGGCAGGTTACCCCAACGAAGTGGGTGACATGTGGGTGACAAATCGATTTTCGGTTATTTTCAGGTCTCTGACCTGCGGTTTTGGTGGAGCTGCCGGGAATTGAACCCGGCGAGATATGGTGTTTCCGCAGGTCACACACCACTCCGCACTAGGCGACATACGCTCACCACAGCTCGCTACCAGCGGTTTCAGTTCGCGTCGGGTGACAGTGTCACCCACACCCTCGATACCCCAGGGTGGTATCCGTGTGGCAGTTAAGTCCGCAGGTCACCGTTGAAAATCCGCTGCACGCCACCGGTCGCTGGCAGTACGATTCCGCCATGACCGCAGGCCCGGACCAGGATCCGCGCGGGGTGTACGGGGAGTACCGTCCGGTAGACGTGTGATTTGCGGACGAACCGGCCCTAGAATTACAGCGCGCTTGCCCTGATTGAAATACACTTCTGGTGTGAGCTTGTTGGATGAGATCGCCGCTGTCAGAGATCTACGAATCGCGCTGAGCAAGGCATCCACCGAAGTGGATGAACGGCTCACCAAACTCATCCGAGAGGCTTTCGAGGCCGGATTCACCGGCCCTCAAATTGCCGAACATGCGGGCATCTCGAAAGCCCGCGTGTATCAGATCAGGGACGGTTTGCGATGAAGGGCGATCCGAGTAAGAGGCCGATCACCCAACGATGGATCAAGGAGCAGCAGTGATGGAGTCGGACCGGATAGAGGAACTGAAGTCCGAGTGGGAGCACGCGTCCCGCATCGCGTTCGAAAGCATCGGGCAGCCGGACCGGGCAGCGAATGTGGCGTATCGAGATGAGCTGTGGAAGCGCCTGTGCGAGGCTCGCGGTGAGTACGACGGTGATGGCCGCTGATGTGTGGTGGTTGTGAGGGTTCCCAACGATGGCTCAAGGAGCAATGACCATGAGCGCTGAACTGTCCGAACCCGTGCGGGCAATGATGGTCAACGGCCTCATCGAAGCAGGCATAGTGAAAGTCGCTGAAGTATGGCTGTACAGCGATTCCGAAATCGCGGAACTGTTCTACGACTTCACCGAGCAGCGGGGGCAGTGATGGCCGAAACCGTGCATGTGTTGCCGAATAACGATCTCATTGAGCATGACGATGAAGGCACCGACTGCCCGTGTGGTCCAACGGTGGAGCCGGTGTTCGATGCTGACGGTGCTTGCGGCTGGGTGATCACGCACCACTCACTAGACGGAAGGGAGAGGTTCGAATGACGAGGTACTACCGCGTCCCGGGGATGATGCACCCGTACTGGATCGTGTCGGAGGCGGCGATGAATTCGGCCGCGAGCACCGACATGGGCGACCTGTACGGAGATGAGTTCTTCCAGTGCTTTCCTCATGCCGTGGAGATCACGAAGGAACAGTACGAGGCGCGCGCATGAGCCCCCTGCAATTCAGTCTCACAGGGAGGGAAACACCGGGTGACATGACGTACGACACCATAACGTTCATGACCTCCAGCCTGAAGCCCGGTGTACCGGTGCCGGACGGGAAACAGTTGGAGGCGTTCGCCGACGGCGGCCGAATTCTGGTCATCGTTGTTGACGGGGTGGTGCACATCTATCAGCGTGGCGACACCAACACGGATTTCATGTTGCATAGCAGAGTCGACACGAAGAACGCGCCGACCAGCTGAAGACACAAAGAAAGCCGCCCCCTTGCACTGGAGTGTGTGCAAGGGGGCGGCTCTCGTGAACAGTTGCCATTGTCCAGGCCATCAATACTACTACCGTGTCATGACAGAATCGCGTACGCGAGGAGTGCTGCGCACGCGATGTCCAGCAGGCCTTCACAATCCGAAGATTAAGCCAGGACGTAAACCAGCATCGCGACGATCAACCCCGCCACGACGGCCAGCCACAGCGACCGCCACAACTCCAGCTGCGGATCACTCACCGGACGACTCCTCCCAATAACGGTTCACCAAACCGTCGGTGACATACCCGGCCTGCCCTAGGGGTGTGATCACGGTTGTAGCACCCAGGTCCATGCGCTCGCCGTCGATGCGTTCCAGTCCGACGACCACCACATAGTGGGCTACCTGCCAGCCGTCGCCCTGCGCATCCAAACTCTCTTGGATCGCAGCCCGGACAGGATCGGCCGGCCTCACAACCGCACCCACAACTTCAACGCGTCCCACAGGAACCCTACCGTCACTCCGTGGTCTAGAAACGTGCACACTCGAACGTTCATCGGTCACACCCCTCTCACGGCGCTCATGCGTTCCGGCTCGATGGACAGTCGTGAATGCGCCCCGCAGTTGGTGCAGCGGCGCATCGTGTACGTCAACACATTCGCCACGTACCGCCGCGGGATCACCACAGTTTCACCAGCGCACCGGTTGCACACCATCAGCTTGTCCTCGCCGTCAACGAACAGTGCGGGATGGTTTTTGATGTGTGGCCGCAGGAAGTCGTACAACCCCTGCGTGGCTACCACATCGCCAGCGCAGTACGACACCAAGCGTTCCCGGTCCGCGGCGCTCTTCCCTGTCACGGCGCGTTCCATCGCGCCCCGGTCGTAGCGGTCAGTTTTGGCGGGCAGGCCAACGATCTGACAGAACGCGTCCAAACCTTTGAATGGGGCACCGGATTTGAACTCGCGGCGCAGCACCTTCAACGTGTCAACGGTTTTGAACGGAGGCAGCGGAGGTAACCCGGCCTCCAAATGCAGATCGCCCTTCAGCCACGGCACGTCAGCTTCGTCGATGTAGTGGCCGACGACGATATCCGCTTGGGATAGCAGGTTGTGGACGCGCCGCAGGAACCGTTTGCGTCCACCTTTGTCCCATTCGGCGAGCTGGATAACCTCGGGCTGGTCATACCACTTGGCGCACACAATCGTGGTGCGCGGCATGCGGGTCACCGTCTCGTACTGCACGTACCGGTTCTTCAGGTCTCCCCTGCCCCACCAGTATTGTTCGGTGATTCCGGGGAGCCGTTCAACGTCGAGGATCAGGATTTTGTTGCGCACACCTTCGGCGATGCGCACCTGACGCAGGTCGCTAGTCAGCGACATGATGGTTCCTCGCGTGGTGCCGCCACGCTTGCGAGTTCATGTCTGGCATACCGTGTTTGACGAGGACCCGCAACACATCGGTGAACCTGACGTCGCCGCGTTTCGCGGACTCCAACGAGGATTTGATCTCTGCACGTTCCTGCTTCGACCGGGCACCAACCCAATCACATGCGGGGCAGGTGCGGGGCTCCAAACCTGCAAGATCGGCCAAGAGTGACATTTGGTGTTCCCTTTCCTGGTGTTTCACCGGTCGCGTCGCTTGTCGCCTTCGATGCGTTCGAGGCGTTCGGTTCGCAGTTCCTCCCTCAACCCTCCGATGTCCCGTTGAATCTGTTTGAATCCGTCCCGCACCAGATCGCGTATCTCGTCGAGGTCGTCGCGCATGTTGGTGTCATGGGTGTTGACGGTCTGCTCGTGAATCTCATCGGTTTTCGCGTCGATCTGTCGGGCACGTTCCCGGCCCTTGCGTTGCCCTCGAACAGTGAGGACACCGACAATTCCCGTTCCGATCGCTGCGATCGTGGAAGGTAAACCGATGATGAGCAGTCCTATCAGGTCGATACCATCGTCTGGCTGGTACGCGGCGTCCATTGCTTCGCGCACCGACTCCCAGATCATGCGGCGGTGACCGCTCTAGTGGCCGACGCCGTTCCGGGGTTTCCGCGGCGTTCGGCGCCGATCGACATCAGCAGTGATACGACGGCCGCGCCGCCGGACACGGACAGCACCGATATCCAGTCGGTGGTCATCAGGTCGACTGCCCCGGCGCCGAGGGTGGCGATCGCGGTTTGGGCGAATGTGCGTATGGCCCGCTCGGCGGCGTCGATCCAGAATGAACGTGTCAGCATGGGTGCCTCCTATGTGCGTAGGTAGTCGATGGCGGGCTGGGGGTTGTAGTCCACGTGCGGGCCGGTGCGTTTCGCGAAGAACATGCCGGCGTCGAGGATCGCCCGGGTGATCGCGATCGTTTCCGGCAGCGGGGCTTGCGCGAGTTCGATCACTTGGGCCAGCAGTGAATCGGGGCCGGTGAACAGGTCGAGGTCGCGCACGATCTGCCAGATGGCGTTTCGGACCTCTTGTGTGTCGCCGGGTTCGGTGCAGGCGTACAGGTCGCCTTGGTGGGCGTAGTCGCGCCACCAGTCGGGGGTGTTGCGCATGCCGTTGGAGGACACGCCCTGGGTGTTGGATGGGGCCATTGGGGAGCCGCCGTGATCAGCCCACACGTGTCCGAGTTCGCGGTTCGGGTTGCCCCACGTGACCGCTTTACGCACATGGGGTTTCATCCATCGCAGGGAGCCGTCTTCGGGTGCGATGTGGTTCATCCACAGCTCCGAGAGGACCACCGCGCCTTGCGAATAGCCCGCCAGTGCGGTCCCGTGGGTTTCGATGCGTTCGCGCCACCGGTTGGCCTGGTTGTGCGCCTCGGTGATTCCTGCGGTGATGGATCGGCCCATCGGGAACGGTGCGGCGGGGTATCCGATGGGTTGCCACAGATATTGGTCTTCGACGGCGCGTGCGGTGTCGGCGTCGGGGCCGACCCACCAGGGCACGCCGGTGCCGCACACGGTGAACAGGACTGGCCGGGTGTCGATGACGGGCCGGGATAGATACCCCATGACGTACTTGGTTTCGGCGTTGATAATCCCGGGGATGTAGAGCCCGTCGCGCAGCTGACCAGCCGTGTTGTACCGGGATTGCATCTCGGCGACGACCGCGGTCATGGCCTCGTCGTAGAACTCGGTGTCGGCCAGCGTCGCGGCGTAGGAGAACTTGCGCCGCATGAACGCTTTGATCTTGCGGATCTCGTCGGATCTGTCCCCTGGTCCGAGTCCGACGTATTGGCCGTCGATGCGCATCAGTGGCCCAACAGTTCTGCTACCGCGTCCACGAGGGTTTTTCCGCCGAGCTGCGGCCAGCCAGTGAGGTTGTATCCGCGCAGTTGCCGCAGAATCTCGACGAGGATTTCGCGGTCGGTCCAGTCGTCCGGGAAGCGTTTCACCTTGGGCGGTTCAGGCTCGGTCTTGCCACCGTTGGCCCAGTGGTTGACCCGTTCGGTGAAGTAGTCCCACGGGAACCAGTCTCCGACGTCGGTGTGAGTGCCCCACTTGAACACGTCGGTCACCCACCGGTGGTCCGAGATGCCAGGTCGCCCATTCGTGTACGGCGGTGGCACCACGAGCGGGGTGAAGCCGTACTTCTTCGCGTCCTGCACCGCGAGGTAGGCTGCGACGTCGATTGCGTTGGACTGCTTCATCCACTGATCCCGCATCCAGGATGCTCGCGACCCCGCGAAGCACAGGTTGATGCTGATGCTGTTGGCGTTGCCCACAGACCAGGCGGCGCGGTCGGTGTCGACGCAATCGACCACCGTCACACCACCATCGGACGCTTGGGAGATCGTGTAGTGGTACGAGACGCCGTTGCCGTTCTGGAACCACTTCGCCAGGTTCTCGGCGGCAGCGTCCCCGCCGCCGCCTTCTTGGGTGTGGATCAGGAACATGGTGGGCTTGCCGCTGCGGGCGCTGTTGTTGTTCGACCAGATCGGAAACTCGTTGAAGTCGGGGCGTGGTTCGTCGGGCACGGCGGTACCTCCATCGGCGGGCCAGTACTTGTCGAGGTATGGGGTGACGGTGGCGATGCGTGACTTGATTTCGGTGAGGTAGGCGCGGCGGCCGTTGGCGTACCAGTAGTCAGCGCTGGGCCAGTTGGGGGCCTGCTGCATCCAGCAGATGTTCAGCCATATATCGGTGCTGGCACCGGGTTTGGCGCGCCACACGTCGAGCTTGTCGAAGAAGCCTTTGATTTGGGCTGCGGCACCGTCGAAGCGGTGTGGGTAGGAGCCGTCCTGCTGGGCAATGCCGTAGGTGGTGTGGGTGGGATCCCAGATGGTGTCGTTCCAGCCGGACTCTTGGTAGAAGGTGGACATGATCGCCAGGCATTCGCTGCGGGTGTAGCCGCGCGCCTTGGCTTCGGCGATGGTGATTTGGGCGACTTGATCTTTCGTGGTCACCGTTTGCTCCCGAGGATTCCGCCGAGGACGGGGATGGAGCGCAGCGCGCCGTCGATGATGTCCATGACTTGCGCTGGCAGGTTGGTCAGGTCGGGGAGTTTCGCGACGATCTGGTCGTCCAAGTTGGACAGGTCGGGCAGGTTCTCGGTGATCCTGTCGGCGATGCGGTCGGCGATCCTGTCGGCGAGTGGTCCGAGCAGTTTGAGCAGGATGATTCCGAGACGGTCCATGTCCGGGGTTCCTTTCGGGCATAGAAAAACCCCGCGCACCCAAGTGGGTGGCGGGGCTTTTTCTGGGGTGGGTTTAGAAGTAGAACAGGGTGTCGCGTTCGATGAAGAAGTCGATGGCGGGGTTGCCTGTGGCGAACATCCAGGACAGGACACTGGTGAGTGCGATGCCTCCGAGGAGTCCGGTTCCGAGAGCCCCGGCTATGCGTTTCACAGTGCACCTGCTTGGCAGTGGCTTGGTCACGGCAGCCTCCTGACCGTGACGCGGGACGTGTCGATCAGGTGCCTGCGACCTTGGTCGTCAGCGACAGTCAGGACGGTTCCTGTGGTGAAGAGGACTGTTGCGTTCCAGCCGGCGGGGCCGCGGGATTGAACGTGGATCTTCATGGCGGGTCACCAGGTGTCGGTGGTTTCGACGTGGTGGCGGCCGCCGCCGCAGTGGCGCACGCACTTGTAGATGTGTTTGGTGCCGTCCATCTTGGGTGTGCCGTCGGCGTGGGTGGCGTATGTCCAGTCGGCTCCTGCGCCGCCGCTGCCGGTGGCGCAGGCGTGCTTGTAGATCTGCCCGTGGCCGGTGCCGTGATTCGCGCAGTGGGCGGGTGCGGCATCAGCGACTGCGGGTATTCCGAGGGCGAGTGCGGCGATTGCGAAGACAGTCGCGGTGGTGGTGCGTAGCATTGGTGGGCCTCCTGTTGGGGGTGGGCCGTCCGGCGGGGTTGGTTTCTCAGGCCTATCGCCCCGCCGGGCGGTGTCTCAAGTTGATGGGGCCTACTGTATAGGCCCTGCACACAGTCTGTCAACCTGCGTATAACGTGCTACTATTTCCCGCATGCCCCTCGCTGATCGACTAGCCGCCAACCGCGACAAGCGGCAGAAGGTTGCAGCCGAGATGGGCGAGCTGACCAGTGAAATGTTCGACCTCGTGAAGGCCGCGTACGCGGACGGCATGCCCGCACCTGAGATCGCCAGACAAGCAGGCATCACCAGAGGGCGGGTGTATCAAATCATTCGCGGCGAGTAGGGGTCATTCCCACTCGACCAGGACGTATCCGTCACCGCCCGCTCCGCCGTAGCGACGAGCATTAGTCCTATGACCGCCACTTCCGCCACCGCCTCCGCCGTATTTACCTCCGTTACCGCCGTGACCGGTGGTTGTGGACCCGCTGTTGTTGCCACCGCCACCGCCTCCTCCAGCGCCTGGGTTACCGCCGGTTTGGTCGGCGGCGCTGGACCCGTTGGCCCCGGCACCGCCCCGCTCCCCTCCGGTACCGACCGCGGAGTTACCTCCTCTGCCCCCGGGAGTCTGGCTATTGGAGTCCGAAACCCGGCCGCCTCCTCCGCCGCCCGCACCTGCACCGCTCGGGTTATCTCCGCCATCTTCCGCAGAGCCTGACGACGCGGCCCCCTTACCCCCGGGCGCGCCGGGGATAACGACGGCCCCGGCAACCCCGGAGGTGACGCTCGTCAGGCTTCCAGCGCCCCCGGACACCTGCGTACTGCTACCGGACAGCGCGATCGCGCCGCGCGCCCCTCCTCCTGCGATCAGCGACACAGATCCGGACAAGAACGAGGACGATCCCCCGTCGGTGCCGCCAAATCCTGTCGAGCCTCCACCGGTATACGCCCCGCCGAGTCCTAAGACGACGCTGTAGGAGGAGCCCATAGCCTCGCGGGGTACCCACACGCGGGGAATCTTTGCCCCACCCGCTCCGCCGCCGCCGCCGCGGCGGTAGGTATCATCGAAACTCTGGTAGCCCGCACCGCCCCCGCCTCCGCCACCAACGAGGGTCACCCAACAGCCCGAAGCGCCCTCGGGTACCGGTTCGTCGATCAGATCCTCGTAGCCGGGGTCTTCGCTGGAAATGCTGAACGGTTCAAACGACGGCCACACCTTGTCAAAGCTGGTCCCGTTCCACGTGTACAACTCAGGGTTGACGAACGCCGACCCGTTCCACACTTTGAACGCGGTGGGGTCAACGAACGCCGTGCCGTTCCAAACTTTCACGGCACCACCACGTACAACACACCCGCCGTGCCGGTACCGGGAAGGGTGGTGCCCATCCACATCCCGGACGCGCTGCCGGATTTCTGCACCGACGAATCCGCTTTACCCAGTGAGGTTTGCACATCCGAAGCCAGCTTCGATTTCGCAATCGCCGCGCCGGTATTGATCTTCGCGTTGGTGATCGCACCGTCCTGAATCTTGGCCAGGGTCACCGAGTTGTCCGAGGGTGTCCGCTGGTCCGACAGGCGCGAATCATTACCAACACACACCGTGGAACCACTACTACCCACGGGGATGCGATTAATGCTCAGCGTGCCCGACACCACATCGGAAGCATCCACCTGAACATCCAACTCGTTGGTCGCGTAGTAGTCGACGATCTCGTGGATCTTGTTGTCCAACTCCGGCTGCAAAGCCTCCAGGGCTGCATCGTTATCCGCCGCGCCAGCAATAGCCGCGCCAGTAGAGGTGACATCGGTAACATCGGCCAAAACGTGGTCGTTGGCGAGGTCGGCCTTATCGTCCAGCCCCTCATGCGCCCCTTCGATACCGTCCTCGATGTGGTTGAGACGGTCCGCCGACAACGGGGTGTTCGTCGAGGGAACGTTCTCCCACGACTGCTTCGAATAAGCCATACCAAACCCCCTCCTTAAGGTTGCGCCCGCAAACCCCTCGGCACCAGGCACGAATAACCGTCACCCGGAAGCACCGCAAGGGCGGTGTTGATCATTTCGGTGATCGCCGAAGACCGATCCAACACGGTCGCCGGGGGCCGCCCCTCGGCGGTGACCTCCCACCCGCCGACCACGCGGGCGGCCTGCACAATCAACGTGCCGTCACGGTCAAACAAGCCCATCATGTCGTTGCCGAACGCGACGATCTGATGATCAGTTTTGATGTTCAAAACAGTTCCCCTATCCAGGATTTCAGGCGACTACGCGGGGCGTCACGGAGATGCTCGCCCCCGAACCGGACACCTCCACGTCACCGTCGTCGAAAGCTTCCGAACCGACGAACGTGCCCGACGAGCTGGCCGACCAGATGCCGCCCTCCACGTAGGTGCCTGCCGCCACGAAGATTTCAACCTCGTCGCCGGTGTTGGTGCCCGTGGAGCCCGACGTCCACGACGTCTGCTCCCGCGCATATCCACCACCCGTGGCTTCATTCGCCCCTGTGGTGCCAGCAGCTCCGGTATGCACACTGATCCAGTCGCCGAGACCGGCGACAGCGTCCGACGCTGCTTTGTGAGTTGCATTGGGAATGCCCATGATTGTTTCCTTTCGAGTTATACGGGATTGAGCGGGACCGCCATGGCGGCCCATGTGCCCGACGAGCTTGTCGCCGTGAAGTTCGTGGCCGTCGTCGCGTCGCTGATGGTCAGGATCGGGAACATGCCCGAACCCGAGAATCGGTTCGTTCCGCCAGAGGGCGTAAACGTCCGGTTCCCCATGTTGGCGAACGAAACGACTACCCGGCCACCGTCTCCAGGCGCGGACGCCGACAGGCTTGCCGAACCACTGTTTCCGTATGACTTCTGCACAGTGCCGGTGGTGGTCGCGTTCAGGTACGAGGCCGCGACAGCGCCCACCCAACCGAAGCCGGTGGGCTTGTTGACCGTCACCTGCTTGGACCCGCCAGCAACGCCATGAATGACGTACAAGTGTTGGGAGCCACTGCCAGCGTTATTGTTTAGAGCCTGGCTGCCGATAAGCGTCATCGCTGATCCGTCGTAGGTGACGGAGGCGATCGTGTCGTTGCCCTGTACGACCAGTGACACCAGTACCGACGCTCCGGCGGTGGCCGTGTGGTTGAACGAGAACGTCGACGTCGTTTGCTGGGACATGGTTACCGCGTCGAACGCCACCGGGTCAACACCGTCATTACCCACGGCGTCCATACCGATTTCCGGGGTCAACGTCAGCTCGAACTCGCGGTAATACCGCTCCGCGCCGGACATTCCAACCTGCGGGGACAGTTCGATCCCGAAGCCCTTCGTGAACCCGAGTGTGGTACCCATGCCGACCTGCGGGTCCAGTTCGATACCGAACGACCGCGCAAACTTCGGCGCGGCCTCGAACCCCAGGCTCGGCGTGAACGACAACCCGAAACCGGGAGACTGCGCGCGCGGCGTCGGGAACAGCGACACCGACGGATACAAATCCTCGGACGGAAACACCGGCTCGAACGCCGCCGGACCACGCATCGCGATATACGGCGCGAACACCAGGCCGAACGACGCCTTGCTGTGGCTGGCCGCCCCCATCCCCAGCGAAACCGGCACCGACAAACCGAAACTCGCACGGTTGTGCGCCACGGCGGCCATGCCGATCTCGGGGGTGAGGGTGACGCCAAACTCCTCCTTGGGGCCACCATAGGTAAACCCCAACTCGGGGGCGAGGGTGACGCCAAACGAGACGTGGGACTCAGCCCACCAGCCAACAGCCACGCTCATCCCCCAATCTGCAAGTTCACCGCCATGCCAGCCCACTTATTCGGCCGCGACGAGGTGGCGCTCACCGTTCCCGTCCTGGTCGTCGTGTTGACACACAGGGGCGGGGCGATCCCCGACTGCTCCGCGCGCAAGCGCGCCCCCAGAATCGTTGTCAGCTTGGACGACGACGCCCCCCCGGCCCCGGCCGAGAACGCCTGCAGCGTCACCCCGCTCGGTACCGTCACCGACTGGCTGTGCGCAGTGCCGTTGCCGTGCGCGAACGTGGGGGTTCCCACGGACACAACATCGTTGAATGAAATGGCATACGCACTCACCCAGCCCGGGCCGGTGGCCTTCATCTGGCGAGCAACGCCGGAGCCTGCGTTCTCCATGCGGAAAATCGCCAATCCTCCATTCGCCGGATCGCCATCGTGCGAAACGGACCCGAGAAGTACACCGCCGGCGCCGCCATATGTGGCCGACGGGGCTGAGCCCGCGCGGTCCCACGCCACCACCGCGAACACCGTGGCCCCCTCGGAGGCCTTGAAGTTCACAGTGGCGCTACCGACACCAGCCCCGGCCGACGACACTGCATCGAACCCAATATCCACCGGCTCCGGCGGCACCGGCCAGTTTTGGTCATTCGTAATCGTTCCGGGGTACAGATACTCCGCCACCCGCACCCAAATGCGGGTATAGCCCGCGGCCGGGGGGTTGGAGGTATTCGAGTTCTCGTGCAGCGTGAATGTCGCACCCGAGTCCCGCTCAAAGAAAATCGTGGACGACCAGCCACCCGAAAAGAGTCCCGGATGCCCGAACCACGTTCCGAACGACTCTATCCCGTACCCGTAGTAGTACTCGGAAGGAATGTAGAACCCGTTCGCGTACGGGTCCCACCCTGTGGGATGCTTCCAGAACGTTGACAGCCACGCGTCATACGACTCGGGCGACAGGCCCATCGCGTTGTCCCGCAACGCCTCCGCGAACTTCGTGTAGTCGTTGATGTTCGTCGCCAGCGCCCCGGCAGCGTCGAGGAAGTTCGGGTTGAACGTGTCAGCGATCGACGCGGGGGGAGGAACTGGACCGATCGGCGGCCATGACGTTTCCGTCAGCCCAAGAGGGTCTATGATGTCTTCTTTGAAGATTTGCTTGATCGGCCGATGGGCCGGGTCGACAATCTCTAGAACCATCCCGATCAGCGCAAAGTTGGAGTTCGTATACAGGTAGTCGGTGCCAGGATAGAAATTTGACGGCCCTTTCATAGAGCCCAGGAAGTCCTTCGCGCCCGTCCATGGCCACGTCGGAAACAGCGTGATCCAGAGCGCGTTGATACCCGCCGTATACTCCGCGATACCCGACCGCATGGACAGCATGTGCCCCATCGTGATCGCGGTACCATTCGGAATTCCCGGAACGTACTGCTCCAGTGTGTCATCCAAAGAGATCAACCCTTTATCGACGGCCTGGAAAAACGCAATCGCGGTGAACATTTTCGTGGAGGAACCCATGCGGAAGTGGTCATCCAACGTCAACGGGCGAACCGTGCCGCCCACGGTGGTGCCATACGCCTTCGCATAGTTCCCGCGCGGACCGGTGATCTGCAACATCACCCCCGGCTGGCCGGTCTCCGCGCGGGACTCCTCCACAATCAAATCCACCATCGCCTGGTCCTCCGGCGACAACAAATCACCCGCAGTGTGCGCGGGAGTGGTGAACTCGTAGGTATCCGACGGGTCCGACAACCAGCCGGCGTTGTCCACCGTCTTCACATAGAACTCGTACGTGGTGTTCGACTTCAAACCGTTTGTCCCGTACGGCGGCAACACCGGGTCGGGATTCAACTGAACGAAATCGCCTGAAGCGTCCTTCTCTTTCGCGTAAACGAAATACCCTTTGATTGTCATACGTCTGTTGCTCCAGACCACGTAATCGTGATAGTGCTGAAAGTTGAATCGACCAGCTCCACCAACGTCGGAGCAGTGGGGGGCGTCAAATCCGGGTCAGGGTCAGGCAGCGGGTCGGGCCGGAAGAACACCCAGCCGCCACCAGGAGCACCATTTCCGCCGGACTGAAAGGCCGCCAACGAGCCCTTGCCGCCGTTACCGGCACCACCAGCGGGCGCACCGTGGCCGCCCATGACCTTCTGGTCAACGCCGCCCACATAGTCCTGCTCGTTGAACGTGAACGTGCCCGGGCCTCGGCCAACAGGTTTCGACAGAAACCCTTCAGTGGTACCCGCCGCGCCGCCCTCGGCGACAATGGAATACGTGTCACCCCCGGGGGTTGAGATAGACAACGTGGTGTTACCGCCGGCCGCGCCGTCACCAGGACCGCCCACGCCGCCGGCGCCCGGGTCGAGGGTGATGATGGCGTTGTCGCCGAAATGCTCACCGCGCACCCATGTGGTGGCGTTGAACTTCCCGGGCTGACCGGCCTGGCCGTTGATGCCCAAGGCCCAGCCCTGCGCACCACCACCACCGGCGCCCACCGCAACCGGGTCGATGTAGTTCACCCAGTTCGGAACCGGGAACACCGTGGCCGCGGTGCCAAGGTAGACCTTCAACGGATCGTGATGGTCGCCGCCGGAACCTGTATCCACGGCGATACTCACCCACGGCACATCGCCCGAGCGGGTCACCGACGCCTTCGCAATCGACGACGGCGGGCTATTCGGCGACGTGTTGTTTCTGGTGGCCGCCAGCGACACAATCTGCGACGTCGGATGATTCGGCAAGTCCGCCACACGGCCACGCACATAATGCGTACCGCCCACCGGGACAAGCTCATAGGCGTACGCCTCAGACGCCACCACGGGAACCGGGTCATCCAGCTCGTAGGAGATGAACTCCCCGGGGGCGGCCGTGCCGCCCAAAAGCCCCACGATGTTCGGGGAATGGTGCACCAGCGTCCAGTCGCCCGACGTCAAGTCGACCTTCCAGATGTTGACGTAGAACTCGGTGATCCCTGAAAGGCCGTAGCCGATCCACGACACCACGCCCAGCGGCATCGACTCTTCAATCAAGTCAACGCCGATGAGCGAATTGCTCTGTGTGGCCTCCAGCCACGTCGTGACGTTCGACAGCGGGAAGTTGGACCGCTCCGACGGCAACAAACCACTATCGACGGGCTTGTTGGTCCTGATGCCAAGGATGTCCCACGAGAACAACCCCAAGCTGGCGCGCGAGGCGATCTCCTGCAACACGTTGAACAGGTCGGCGATACCAGCACCAATACCTGGAAGGCCTACCAGGCCACCGACAATGCTGTTGACGATGTTCTCGATGGTTTCCCGCAGATTCTCCGGGCCGAGCATGCCCGCGATGGACTCGGGGGAGATGTTGCGCAAAGCGTCGAACAAATCCTCCAGCGTGTTCTCAACGGTCTGCACGCCGCCGCGGATCGCCGACACCACCGTGTCAATCGTCAACTGCACCCGGGCCAACAAGGTTTGCAGAATCTCCGGAAGACCCTCGACCCACGACTGCTGAATAACGCCGGTCTGCTTGACCTCGGCGTCATCCCACCAGAACGTGCCCGCAGCGGCGTCTTCGGTCACCACGAACCGGGTCTGCACACCAGTCACCCCAGCGGGCACCCGATACTCCCCCGACAGCTCCTTACCGGGCCACGCCAAGTTCGCGTCCTGGGGGGCGTACGCGTTCAAATCCACGGGGGCCTGTGCAACGCCGTCGATGTACGGCACCAGCTGCAACCGAATCGGCGCGCCCGTGCCCACATAATCGTCGTGAGACACGAACACCCGGGCAGTGACCGTCTGGCCTTCGCTCACCGCGAAGAAATCGCCAACATTCTGCCCCGACCGCAGCGCCTTCAACGTGCCGTCGGCAATGACTTTCGCCGCGCCCGTACCATCCCCGCTGCGAGAATGCGACGGGTCTACAACCCAATCCGCGTTCTCGCCCACCGATCCCTCGGGGAACTTCGGGGCGGGAAGAATGTTCGGTGCTTGGTTTGATATGCCGCCGATCGGCAGAATCGTCAACAAACTGGGCAGCAGGTTCCGCAGCGGAGCAATGATGATGTTCACCAACTGCACCGCAGCTTGAATCGGATTGAAATTCGGATCGTTGAAGTTGATTGATTGGAAGAAGTTGCGGATGTTACCGAAGAACTGCGTCAGCTCCTCAATCCCACCATCCACCAGGCCGGTGATCGCCTGAATGATGTCCCCGAGAATCGGGATGTTCAACGCCCAATCACGCAACTGGTCGAACGACGCCTCACCAGGGATGAACACCCCAGCGACCGCGCGCACCACCCACGCCAAAAACTGCTCGATGAACTGCTCACCAATCTCAAGCAGCTGCTGAACGGTGAACGGACGCTGCCACTGCAACGCCGACTGTTCCGGGTGAATACCCGGCTCAGACGGCACCGCATGAGCCCACTCCGGCAACGGATCAAACGATGACGTCATGACAGCGGCCAAACCTCAACCGAAAACATCGACGTAGAAGCAGAAGTCGTGTACGTCACCGACCCCGCCTGACGTTCACACCGGAAATAGATCGTCGCCGGTGTACCGGCCGCCACACGGTCAAACCCATCCGATGAGCCCGCCGCAGGTCCCGAAACAAGCGTCAGCCGCTCCGATTGCGCCACACCGGGGCACCGGCCGATCACGTTGCCGCCGGTCTCACCGTTCAACCGGGCCACCAAATCAACCCGAACATCCGCACCCTCACCGGTGACCACCGTGTACCCCTGCACACGCGGCCGCCAATCAAACGGCTGCGCAGGGATCGACACCTGAGCCAAAGTCGAGTTCGCGTTACCCGATGCAGTGTTGTTGATCGACGCCGGAACATACCGGTCCCCCACACGCTGCGCCGCCAACACAAACCCATCAGCAGTCGAATTCACCACCGGCACCTGACCCGCAACCGGCGACGGATCAACATCCGTCGGGTCCCACACCGCCTCACCATCCGCGCCCTTCGCGCCGGCGTGCAGCGCCAGGTTCAACCGGTACACACCCGGCGTGGATGTTCCAGGTGGCGTGATCTCAGTGAGCGACGCCTCCGCCGGGGTTGGATCGTCCGGGTCCAGCTCCGTCAGATTCACCGTCGTATCGAACGTGGCCGGCACACCCGGATCACCCTTCTCGATCGCGGGCACACCAACACCGATACCGCCCTGCGGACGCAACTGGAGGATCGCCGAACCCGCCGTAGGATCGACAGGAATCTCCACGATCCCCTCAAACAAATAGTGAGTCCCAGCAGGATTCAAAGGCCACGACATAAGGCACGCTCCATTCACATTGGGCGAGTTACAGAAAGAAAGGACGACCGCTGCTTATCCCTGAGGTGACAGCGTGAGGACCGACAACGTTTCAAAAATCCCCGTGATGAACCGCTGATGCTTCGCCAACGGGGCCTCCGACTTGCGTCCATCCCCCAACTGCGCGATCACCTTCCGCTCATCCTGGGAAACCCGCCACATGACGTTTTCGATGTAGTCAGTCACCATTCGGGTACGTGACATGAACACCAGCGACATCAGGCCGCCGCGAAAAACGTCCCGACCCAACGCATACTGGGCACCGTTGCGGAACTGCACCGTCGCCGTCGTCTTGCCCTGCGAATCAAACAAGGCGTTGATGAATGCGAACACCGTTTCGATGTTGTACGGCGCTGATGCTGTCGGATAGAACCGCTCGATCGCCGGATGGTACGGGCCAACTTCGTCACGGCGGTCGTAATGCTGAATCAACTGGAACGCCAGGAAGCTGTTGTTCAGGAACCCCGACAGCAGATCGGACGGTATGCCGGTGAATCCAACAACGATCATCAGCGAGTCGATTAGCCATGCGAAGGTGGCATTCATCAAGTCGTTCAACCACTTTGGGCTACGGCCACCAATAATGTGCTGCCAACCCTCAGGTGTGTGGTCAGTGATCGTGCACGCATCGATGCCGGTGTCCTCACCCGGCTCGGGGGCCACGAAATAGGCGTATGGCTGCTCGAAATCCACACCCAACGCGGGCGCATAGAACACGCCGTCCATGCCGGGAACCTGCTTGATGACAGGTTTGAAGATGTCCCCCAGCGACCCGCCAAGGTCAATCGTGGTGCGCAGCACCGAATCGAGCACGGTTTTCGTTGGACCAGTGATCTGCGACCGGTCCACTGTGGAAAACACGTAGGTAGGCTGGTCCAGGTTCGCCCACCTGTCAGGCTGCGGATCACCTGGAAGCCACAAATCCATGCGGGTATCCACACCGTACGACTGGGTAACGTCCTTGATGACGGCCTGAACGGTTTCCATCCGCACTGTGCGAGCCACCATCGGCGACGTGTCCAGCAGTGGATTGGTGCGTGACACATACACCGGGGTTCGCAGCATGCGGGTGAACGCCTGGACCGACAGCCCGTCCCGCGACAGGGCTTGCAGAACGGTGCCGAACCATGCCCGGATATCCGGGTTTAACGACAGTCCGTTGTTGATGAACTCCAGCCACCCGGACTGCAACCGCAGAGCGCATTCTGCGACCATGTTCTCCACCACGGTTTGCAGCGCCCACACGAAGATCGCGTGCGAGAACGGCTGTGCCTGAATCGGCAGCCACCACGACGGCCAAATCACGTAGTAATTGAGGATGTCGCGGATACCGCGCAGTTCAGCGGTGCCGGTCCATGCGCTGTCGCGGTACTCGTAGGTGTGGTTCTTCGTGTAGAACGCATACCGCAAACCGGCTGTCTCGACGATGACACCGACCATCGTCTTTTTGCAGTCCATGAACAAAGGGATGAGAGGGCTGTTCCCTTTGAGGACGATCCGGCCGGTTTCAACATCGTTGCGCGGGTCAGCACCCGACGCCTCGATCAGGTCGCCACCGACAGCGCCCATCGGCTGCCAAAACTTGTCGCACACCGTGAACCGGAACGACGTGTCTACCTTCGATTTGCGTTCCGTCAACGCCCGCGCGGTTCGTGCGATCCTGTTCGGGTCGCCGGACTGGAGGGCGGATTGCCATGCGGCTGTTTCGCGTTCAAACTTCGACAACCGTCATCCCCTCCTTTCCTGGTTCACAGGCGCCACAAATTCACCCCTCACCGAGGTATCGGCCAGTGGCTACATCGGGTAGCGGCGCAACGGAGTCCCCGAAAGAATCACCTTCGAGTCAGCGTTGCCACCAACAATTTCTGTCTTCACAAAGAACTGCTGCGCCGGTTCGCCAGGTGACTTCGCGGGGATCGCCGCGTTCTCACTGAACCGGCCCGACAGGTACTTATAGAAATTGCCCTGCGGGGGAACAATCCCAAACAGCGACCCAATCTGGTCGGTGAACGCGTTCCGCTCCGAGAAGAACGACAACAACGACTTCACCGCCTGCTGGAAAATGTTCAACTCCTGCGGCGACGGCGGCACCGACGTCAAATCCTGCACCAACGTCGTCTGTGAGCGCGGGTCGGTACGTAGGAACACAATCTGATTGGGCAGCAGCGGACCAAACTCCACATACTCATCCGCGCCGGGACCGTCATACAACCGGAACGTGCCCGGGCCAAACAAGGTCGCATCCCAATACATCGGCTGGTCACCAACATTGACCATCGACACAAACCCCGACTGGGTGACATTCGCATTGTCGCCAGCCGACACTTTCCGCACCGGAGCTGGTGTCGCCTGCGTGATCAACGCGCCACCGGCCTGCATACCAAACCCGATTCCCCGATAATCCGGGCCAAGCTCGCTACCAGTGCCGGTTTCCTTGTGCGACAGGATCGGCAACCCATTGCGCAACACTTTGAACATGCGCGGATCGCCCTCATACCCGGCAACCAGGGTGAACTTCTCCCCAATCAGCGGGGCCACCAGAAGCGGCCGCTGAAACATCACCGTCTGCGAGAAGTTGTTGAACCTCGACAGCTTGATCCAGTTGCCCTGCACCCGCATGCGGATGCCATTACCGTCCCAGTCTCCGTTGCTGTCGCGGCCCATGCGAGCCCACAGGTCGTTCGCCCCACTATCAGGCAGGCTCCACTCTTGGAAACCTCCGAGCACCATCGACACAACCTGATTGTCGGTGTCGGTGTCGAAGTCTTTGTACGGCCCGCACACCACCTCGCGGGTATCCGTTGTCAGCGGATCGTCCGGGTCGTCCCGCCACCTCGCCTGGTCACCATTGGCGTAGACGTACCCGCCGCCGTCACCCTCGTAGTACAGCGGCCAGTCCGCGCCGAGGTCCTGCGTGCCCGACGTGTCATAGTTGAACGTGTCGGTCATCGACTCATACTCGAACTGGAAACTCGCCGCGTAGTCGTAGGTACGCCAGAACCCCGAATCGGCCCGCAGGCGCAAACTTTCACGCTGCCGCTTGCCGATCTCCAGCGGTGCTTGCGGCGCGCCTTGGAACCACCTGACCGGCGCCCACCAGTGCCCCATGTCGTGGGTGAGGAAGTTCAACGTCGATTCCTGCTTCGCGTCGATCGACGCGACCAGATCGCGGTAGACGCGGCGCGTCCACTTCGGCGACCGGCCACGGCATTCCACCCCCACCTCAACCTCAATCGGGTCGTAGAGCGCATCAATATTGGTGATTCCGTCCTCGGTGGCGCCCTTCTGGTCGATGTGTTTCCACGGCGGGATCAACCCCTTGAGTGATGTGAGGTGCACCATCTCCGGGGCTACAACCCGGTCAGGGACCGCCATCCCGCCCATCATGTGGAAAGTGATCGACTCGTCGTAGGCGTCGAGCCACATCATCGGCTTTTCACCCTTGGCGAGGTCATACCATCCGTGCGGGGTTACACCAGTGGCGGGGTAATGCTTCTTAGCCATTTACCCTCCCGGCATGACGTACTGGTTTTGCAGGTGATACGCGATGTCGCGTCCTGTTCCGTCTTCGGTGGCGCGCTGGTTGTTGACCGTGATGTTCGTGTCGCCACCCTGGTTGACTTGGGTTTGACCCTGGCCTGTGGCCTGTGGGTCGATGTCCTTGCGCTGCTGGGATGCTTGGCCGGCCAGGTTCGGCAACGCCGGGGCCGCACCAGCAATCCCCCCGGCAATGCGGGTGATCCAGTTGTTGTTCGCCAAATCCGAACCACCCGTAGGCAAGAACGTTTCCATCAACCCTTGGGCGCCGATCGCGGCGACTTGACCGCCGTACTCGATGGCACGGTTGATCAGCTTCACCCCAGTCTGCGCGGCCTGACCCGCACCCGGGGCCATCGCGTCCAGCGCCATACCACCGGCCTGCACCGCCATGCCAAGCGCACCACCACCGTCCATGCCGATACCACCGGAACCGGACCCGGCATACGGTGCGACGTTCGCCCCGATGTTGGTGGTGTTCGTCGGCCCGCCAGTGAACAGGCCTTGCGGTGCGCCAGCGGCCATCGGGCCGCCACCGCCGCCCGTGGTGGGCAGCGGGGCAGGATTCGTCGCCCACGCACCCGACGACACCGGAGCCGGCGGGTTATTCAACGCAGGGTTGGTGTTCTGCGGGCTGTACAACCCCGGAGCACCCGCCGCCGCCGCCGACCCGCCAGGAACCGACGTCACCGGCCGGTAGTAATGCGACGTGAACGCCGGATCGTCGGCGCCCGTGCCGCCGATACCACGCCGCGCGGCAGCGGAATCGCTGCCCCAGTTGAACGGGGTGCCGCCAGGCAGCGTCGCCTGCATGTGGCTGGCGTTGAAACCGACCCGGAAATCGCCAGGACCGCCCATGCCCTTGACGAATCCACGCGCAGTCAACCACTCGTCCGCATTGTGGGTCGACATGCTCGCGCCGGTCGTCGGGCGGCCATCCATCAAGTTGACCAGATCCTCAACAGCGCTAGAACAATCAGCCAAACCCTGCGTCAGGTCGCCGCGTTGTTCTTGTGTGTACCGGCCCGCCGGAACGTTGGCGAGTAGCGCCGCGTCGCCGGGATAGGCACCGATCGGCGTCATGGACACACCGGTCGTACCGGCGGACGGGTAGGAGCCCCGGTCGTACTGGTTGTTCTGGTACTGCGGCCCGAACACACCCTGCGCGCCGAGCACACCCATCAACCCGTGCCCGCCCTGGGTCGGGTTATAGGCCGAAATGGCCTGCAACTGCCCCAACAACGGTGCCGCAGCGAGGTTCGCCACGAACTTCGTGATGTTCTCCGCGATCCCCGCCAAACCCTTCGAGATACCGAAATCCTGATCAAGCTGGGCACCGATCTGCCCCAAATCCTTGACATGCTTGTCGGTTTGCTTCGTCAGCTTCTCGTACTGATTCGCGCGGGCATCACTCATGCGCATCTCGGCGGCCTGAAGGTCGCGTTCAGCTTCGATCACATCGTTGCGGGCCTTGAGGCGGTCCTGCTCGGTGGCTTCGGTGGACTGCTCCAGCTGGGCGGCGCGGGCACGCTTCTCCGCCAGTTTGTGACGCGCATCCAGATACGACGACTCAGCGGAGAACACGGCCGCGTCGGGTGGCATACCAGCAATCCCCGGCGGCAACGTCGTGTCATACGGCAACACAGGCGCATCCGGCAGCTTCGGGCCAGAACCACTACCACCATCAGCAGCCCCCACCGCGCCCGGGAACAGATCAGCCAACGGGCCATCCGCGGGTGCCCCATCCGAACCAGGCGCGCCGCCACCACGACGCCCGCGGCGATCCTCCACGGAAACATCCAATGGAACCTGACCGGGAAGGTTACCGAACGGGGACGCTGGACCGTTCGAGTTCGTACCCACAAGCCCTGGAATCGGAATGCCGCCAACCGTTGGCGTGCCAGGTCCAGACCCGCCGCCGAGCTGAGGAAGCGGAGACGGCTGCGGATCAACCCCCGTGCCGCCCTGAATGTTGCGGTCCCACCACTCACGGGCACTGCGACCCAACTGATCCGGCGTATTGGAGTGATTCCAGTTCTCCGCACCTGGAATCGCGTTCTGAATGGCCTGTTCAATCTCGGGGCCGTTCTGCGCAACCAGGAACGCCAGCCACGCTGGGACCGCCACACGCGACAACGCGGCAGAGATTCCCTTGGCAGACTTATCGGCCGTCGCGGGAAGACCGGCCAATGTCGTGCTCACCGTTGAGAGAGATTGCGTCAGGGCCGTGATGCCAGCTATGGACTTCCACGCCACGAACGCGGTCACCACGTCCCCAACGCTGATACCGATCCGGTCGAGCATTTCGACTACGCTCGACAGCGCATCCCACAAATCCTGCGCAGTCTCAGCAGCTTCCTCGAAGGTGCGCTTGATGTCGTCCTTGTGCGCGACGATCCACGCGTTCAGGTCATTCAGCTTGTCGGTCACATTGTTGATCGACTTGGCAAGCGCGCCCGGACCCTCAGTAGTGTCCAGCGGGTCGCCGAACAGCGCCGAAATGAAGTTCGCCCCAACACGACCCACAGCGGCATTCATGTTCGACAAGGCGCCGTCAACAGTGTCGGCCAGCTTCTTCGACATGCCACCGAACTGGCCCTCAATCGCCTGCACCAGCATGCCGAACGAAATCGTGCCGTCCTTCGACATCTTCTGAATCTCAGCGCTCGTCAGGCCGAACTCTTTCTGCAACGCCGCCTGAACATTGATGCCACGCTCATTGAGCTGCAACATCTCTTCAGCCTGCAGCTTGCCCTTGTTGAACACCTGGTTGAAGATGACGGCCAGGTCGCCGAACTTCTGCCCAGATGCACCCGCCGCGTCCGCGATCGCCGTCAACGCCGCCTGCAACGGGCGACCCTGCTTCACCCCACCAGCAAGGAACTGAGTAGCCGCCTTTGCCGCCTCGTCCAACGCAATCGGAGTGCCAACGACGACCTCGTTGATATCCGACATGATCGTCTTGACCTGCTCGGCGCTGTTCCCCATCGCGGCAAGGCGATGCGATGTCGCATCAAGAGACTTGTACCGATCAAACCCCTTGAACAGGGCAACACCGGCGGCGCCGATGATGCCTGTCGCGGCGGCCGTGAACGCTGTCCCCAACGCACGACCAGCCAACGCGCCAGCCTTCGACGCCGCACCCTCATACCCCGACAGGGCAGCCGAAAACCGGCCCGCCACAGGCAACGACGACGCAAGAGACGAACCAAACGACGAACCAAACCCCCGGCCCGCCGACACGCCATGCGACGAAAAACCATCAACAATACGAGACCCGGCCTGACGCGTCGCACGATCAACCTCACGCGACAACTGCTCACCAGCATTACGCCCCGCAGCCGCAGCCTCCCGGCCCACATTCTCACCGATCGCACGACCAGCAGACGACCCCGCGCGCGCCCCAGCCGCCTCCATCTCACGCTCAATGTTCTTCGCCGCCACCGCAGCAGCACGCTCATCAAGACGGGAAATAATGTCCACGTAGATCGGCATCAGACACTCACCTCCCCGTCACCAGCCGAACAGATCGGCCTCAACCTCACGCTGCAACTCATGCGCCTCAACCGACGCACGCGCCTTCTCCAGCCGATCAACCGGATCCTCAAACGCAAACGGCTCATACACAGCCTTACGACTCTTCGACGCATGAAACGACGCTCGAAACCTGGCGATCTCGTTATACGTCTCCGCCGCGATCAACTCCGGCTCAGACCAACGCCCACCACGAACAGCCCGCGCCACCGCACCATCAACAGGAGCGAAATCCACATACAACTCCCGAACGCGCTCCTCGGTGTTGTCCACGAACCGCACCCCGAACAGGTCCAGCAACTCCAAACTGGACAGCCTGCCCTGATGCCAATCCGCAACACTCAACCCGAAGAAGCGCCGCAGATCACTCGCTATCTGCCTCGGATACAGTCTCCAAAACCACTGGGCTTCCATCACTTTTCGAGTCGGACTCAGCTCGCTCCGCGATTGTGAAGCCCTGCTCGGTCCACGCCCGCCACACATCACGCGCACCAGCGGGACGCCCGTTGATTTTCTTCGACCGCAACACCTCGTAGGTGTCCATGCCCAACACGACCTGAACGATCCGCACTTCACGCGGCGGCGACACCCGCTTACCGTCCTTGTAGTACGGGGGGCCTTTCACCGCGCCGGGGCGGGTCTCCGCCGGCAGGACCATCTCGTTGCCGTCTCGGTCCTTGACTTTCTGCTCCGGGATGTACAGGTCAGGTTCCCGGTCGTAAGTTTCGATCTCTTCGAGGTACGCCTCGTAAGCTTCCAGAGCGTCGTCGTCGAGCATCCGAAGATTCGGGTGAGGCGGGATCGACATCGTAGTTCCGTCGTCGAACCGAAGGACACGGTCAGCGAACGGGGAATCGAACTCGGTGGCCTGCTCACGGGCCGCGGCGCCATTGTTGGTGGGCTTCGAAGTAGTCATGAGAATTTGGGGCTTCCTTTCACGCAATCACGGGGCTGAAAGACGGGGCTGAGGAGAGGGGCCTGCCGGGTGGGGGCCAGCCCCGGACGCACCATGCGGCGCGCCACAAACACCCACCCGGCAGGGGCTTTTCTGGCTAGCTGCCGTCCGAGTACTGCTCAGCCCATCCGGGGCCACCCATCCACACGTAGAAGTAGCCGGGAACCAGGGCAATCGTCCCAGCCGGATCGGGCCGCATGAAGTACTCGTTCGGCAGCACCTTGTACGTCAGGTCCGCCGTATCAGGATCGGTCTTCGACCGCTGCTTGGACGCCTGGTCGTCCAGCTTCACCGCCGGATAACCCTCAGCGCGGTAAATGAACCCGCCCGAGGTGCGGCGCGCATACAGCAGCAGCAGCTGGTACTCCGCCGAGTCAGCGTCCAGCAGCGGACCCTCACCGTAGTCAGGGGTACCGGGAAGTGCGACCAGCGGATTACCGGCGTTGTCGCACAACGGAAGTTCCGACTCCAGCCGGTGAATCAGCGGATCGGCCGTACCGAGCGCCACGAACCGCACCGAATACGACTTCTCCGTCACCTCAGAATCGACCGGGAACTTCGACTGCAACACCATCAAATCGTCAGAGGTGACGTCCGGTTCACGTTCCGCACCGCCATCCTCAGGGTTGCAGCCGATGTGCCACCAGCCCTCATTCGGGTCGGTGTTGTACTCGTACTTGCCGTTCACCTTCCGGCGGATGAAAAGGTCGTCGCGAAGCTTCCCGTCCTGCGCGAACGGAGACCACTTCACCGTCACGCAATCATCCTCGAACGGCGACATGTCCGTCGCGGCACCGCGGTTGTCACGAATGAACACCGCCTGCAAACCGCCACGCTCGATGAACGGCTTGTGAATGTCAGTGAATCCGCCGGCGCTCCAATCGGTGCCGGTCATTGGCTGCGTCATAGGACGCTCCTCTCAATCATGATGGGGGGACCGGATTGCAAAAAGAACTCCGGCGAAACAAGAAAGACCCAAGCCCCAGAAATCGGGCGAGGGGCTTTATTTCTTTGGTTGTTTTCGGGCTGAAACTCAGGACAGGTACGGCAGGCCGACCTCGTATCGGCCCACGTACCGAACAACATGCGGATCGTCGCTGTACTCAACAGGAATCGGAGCCATCAACGACCGGCAATAATCAATCGTCACCAGCACACCACCCGGAAGGGTGATCAACGTCAACGGATTCAACGACAGCTCAACCATCCGTTGATGCGTCAAACCGGCCTCCACATCGGCGGCAGCATCACCAGCGGCGAACGTGTGCACAGACACAACCGCCACATCCTGCGCAACCTCAGGCGCATCCACACCGTCAACACGACGCACAACCCGGTGCGGCAACGGATCATTCGCCACCCTGCGCGTCGAAACCTTCCCCAGCGGAGAAAGCCACTCCACCAGCACGCGGTGAATACTCGGAGCGCTATCGATCGCCATAAGCGGTGCCGCCGAACTGCTTAGCCGTCTTCTGGGCCGGCGCATACTCGTCGTTGTGCACCGACCCGAACTCCACAAGGTGCGCCTGCGGATCGGTCGCGCCCACCTTGCCGCGGCCTTTGTTCGTGGAGCGTTCCGTCACCTGAACCGAATCGCGGTAATCGCCCGACGACACCGGAGAGTTCTGCTTCCACGCGGCGGCAACCTCATCCATGAACTCGTTGACGCCTTGATTCACCTCGGGCAGCTTGTCGAAATCGTCGAGACTGATACCGAACTTCGCCAACGGATTCTTCTTTGTAGGGCCACTCGCCACAGCTAAGCCGCCTTTCGTAACTCGGCAACCAGACCCGGCGCCCAGCCGTGGAACCCCAATGTCCAGTCCCGAACCGCGACAACATCGAACACGTCCGCGCCGAACTCGACACGATCCTTCACCGCCACTGGTGAACCCACCGGCAAATACAGGTCCACATCGACAACTTCCGTTTCGGTCATCGTCGCCGAACCAACCACCTGAACATGCGGCGCCAACTGAATAGCACCCACCGGAACACCAGGCCCGAACACCGGGATCGTGTTCCCCAGCCCATCCGAATCATCACCCACATGCGGGTAATGCGTCACAGTGAACGAAACAGGGAACGTCACAGCCGATGCACCGTGATAGTCGGGATGGGATGCGCGAACCGGCGAACCTCGGCAAGCTCATCGGCCGTGAACAATGAGGTGCTTGAGACCCACTCTGCGTTGCGCTGAGTGAACGGACCAGCCGTGAATGATACGGCTTGCGACTGCATGGAACCGGGCTTCACTGTCAGATGTCGCGCAACCACGGACGCGACGAGCGCCGTGACGGCTTCCGGCGCGCCGCCGCCGACGTACTCAACCACCACGACCGTTCCGGTTACCAGTGGGCGCCCATTCTCGGATACGTCCACATAGTCACCATCCTGAGTGAAATCCACAGCAGCGCCGTCGATACCCTCAACGCTGCGGACCTCGACCACGAGGCCGGGAAGCCACACCCTGCCATTGACCACGTTCGCCCGCACACGGGTGACGCCATCGGTGAACACTCGACCCGACGCGCGCTGGAACGCATCACTGACACGCTCCAGCAGCGCGCCGGCCCGGTCTGACTGCTCATCAGTGAGGTCCGCGGCGCTGGACAGCCCCAGCGCCGCGGCAACATCATCGGCAGTAGCGAGCACTAGCTGCCCGTCTTGTTGAAGACGACCACGCCAGTGGGGCGGACAACCTTGCCGCCGTACACATGCAGAGCACGGATACGGTCAGAGAAGCTGTCCTGATCCCGCAGAGCCTCAACGGTGTCGATCTGCGACACATACGCCGCCGCCGACGGATGGAACGCGACGAACTGCTCATCGTCGGTGTCCCGCAGGTTGTTCGACTCCACGATCCGGGCGCCCAAGAGGTTCCCGATGGTGCCAGCGCGCAGACCAGCAGCGTCGCCGGAGGTGTCTGCACTGGTCAGCTTCGACCCGGACGACCGCAGCCAGAACGCCATCTCCGCGTTCACGACAACGACACGCCCCACGTTCGGGACGTTCGCCTTCGTCAGCTCCTTGAGCGCCGTGGCGATCAGGTCGAACGCGTCATCGGCGTCCGTAGGTGCCGAACCGCTCAGCGCGGTTCCGTTGTCCACCAGCAGATCAGCGATGAACTTGTCGGTGTCGGTGGCCAGAGCTGTGGCGCCCGCACGGGTGTAGGCCTCCAGCGAACCGGCGACCTGAACCCGGTCGATGTCATCGACCAGGAAGTCGATCGACTTCTCCTGGTCAATGAGCAGATCGACGCCGGTGTCAGAAATGGCGTCCGCCGAGGTCTGCCGGCCAGCGGCCTTGTAGTCCTTGACGGTAGGTGCCACCACGCCAGCGATGTGCACCACGTTGCCCTTGCTTGCAGTGCCTTCGTACTCGCGGTTGACGAGGTTGGCGAAAACGGTCTGGGCGGTCCACTCCTCCAGGAGCATGTCCGACCAGAGTTCGGGAATGAAGTTGTTGAAAGCCATTTTTGGCTCCCTTCTGTGTTAGTGGAGTTCTCCACGTAGATAGCTGTCAAGTCGGCCCTCTTCGCGCGCCTTCTTGCGCTCGGCAGGCGGCAGCGCCGCGTACTCGGCGGGGGTGAGAGGCTTCGGGCCTTCAACCTTCTTGTCTGATGTGACTTCCGACGTCGGCACGGCCGACGATGCCGTTTTGGCCTTCAGCGCTTCTTCGATCCGCTTGTTGACGAATTCGTTCCACCGGTCGGCGGATTCGCGCATCTCTTCCTCGGTATCGCCATGAATGAACTCCGGATCGACTTTCGTTTCACGCGCCACATCACTTCGGATGCGTTCACGCTCAGCCGTCTCGAACTTTCGTGCCAGTTCTTCGATCCGGGCCAGCGGGTCGTCGCCGATCTTTTCCTGCGACTCGCGCCACTTCTTGGCGTCCGCGAAGTTCTCCTTGGCTTGCGCCTCGTTCTTGCGGGCCATTTTCTTCCAGAACTCGACCGTCTCAGTTGGTTTCGGAGCTTGCGTTGGCTCCTCAACCGTGGCGGTTTCGTCCTGGTCGCCTGCCGGTTCCACTGGCTCCGTTACGGCGCTGTGTTCCGACGTTTCTGCTGTCACATCATCAGACATGAGGGTTTGTTTCCTTTGCGGATGGGTTTTCTTTGTGACATGCCCGTTACGGGCCATGTGTGCGTTATCCAGACCGCCGGGGTCAGCGCTGGATGCTTCTGGGGCCTGAGAACTTCTGGTCACGCCATGCGAGGACGGGTCCAACCTCGCCGTGCTCCCGCGTGACGATCAACTTTCGGTAGTCAACGGCGCGTCCGCCGCGATCCGAGATACTCGCGAACGCCTTCACCTGGTCATGCGTCTCGTTGAGAAGCTCCGTGCTGATCGTGTCGAAGTCCATCCCCGGCGGGATCACGTCAATATCGCAATCACAGCCCGGATGAATGGGCATCAACGAGTTTTTGCGGTACCGCATGGTTGATGCGATGACACACAGCGCGCAGTTCTCGCTGCCGGTCAAGACGCGGCGGTAGAACTGGACACCGCTGCGGGCGAACGACGACCTAGCCTGGTGCGTCTTTGCAAGTTGCAGGTCGGTGCCCGCCAGGTTCTCGATACGACGCTGACCGGCCCGGAGCGCCGCTGCGACGCTCTTACCTTCCGACAGTGCCGTACGTGCTGTGATCACAGGTCGCGCGTACACCGTCTCCGACGGCACACCGCGAATCGCGGAAACCTCGACGGCCTGCACCGGTGACTGCTGGGTGACTTCTGCGATGTACACCGAAGTCATGGCCGCCATCGACTCTTGGGCCGCTTGGACAACCGGTGCCACCGAAGATGTCAGCTCTCGCAGTCCACTGTCAGACAGCGTTACCGATGTCCACGCTGCGGACACATATTCGAGCAGTCTGCGCCTCAGTTCAGCGGTCGCAGCCGCATACTCAGCGTGATCCATCTTCCTGGGGGCGCTGCACCGAGTTGCCGGCGAACAAAGTTATCTGCTCACGCGCCCTATCGAGATCGTCCTGCTTGATCTGATCGGCGTTGTAGTTCAGGATATTCCGCCGGATAGACGCCCACGACTCGCCGGCCGCCTTAGCCAGAGAGGCGGCAGCATACTTCTCCCCCAGCGTCACACGATCTGGAGATTCGAACGACACATCCACTGTGTCCTCAACGGCCTCGCCCTCAAGCTGCATCGCCTTGACCAAGATGGCCTCCAGGCCGATCTTCGCTATCGAAAGCCGATCCTGACACTTGAACAGGAAGCCCTTCTCAATGTTGTGCGCACCCTCAGCTGACTGGTTCGCGCTGTCCGGCATCAGCATCGGCAACGGAGTCTTGGTCGCCGACGACAGCTGTCGAATATGCTCCTTTATCGCCGACAACATCGGAGTGAAGTCGTTCGTCTGCGATTCCCAGATATCAACCCCAGGGGGCAACTCCCACAACGCTCCCGGCGCGGCCTCAAAGATAGAGGCGTAGTCGATCGCGTTGCCGTTCTCATCGACCTTCGGCAACCCATTTTCCTTCGACTTCAACGCCCGCTGACGGAAAGCCTGGATCGCCATCGTGGACAACAACTGAAGCTCAGCCCGGTTGATCCGGTTGATGATGTCAATGTGAGGCTCCACCTCGCCCATGCCATCAGGGTTCTGGTACACCACCACCGGCGGCGGCGAACCGGTCACTACAGCATCACCAACCGGAACCCACGAGTCTGAGATTCGCGTCACCAGCCTGCGCCGGGACGACGACTGCACAAAGCACGGACGGGCGAACTTTTGCCACCCGTCACCCGACCACACAATCGCAAAATCCGACTCGGCATCGAGGTCCCGCCACCACCGCATAGCGGACCTGATCCGCCACGGCTGCAGCGGGTCAACGCTGACAACCATCGTTTCAGGAGAGTCAGCTGTGATCGTCGCCGTACCGTCATCACGACGCCAGCACGTCAAATACGACTCGCCGAAGTCCAGCCCATACTTGACCCACTGCTTACACACGGAATCCATGCGGTTATCCCGCCAGATGCGCCGTGCACGTAACGCCAAATCACTATCGGCGGAACCACCAACCGTGATGCCATTCGGGATGATCCGGTCAGCAACAGAGTCACGCACCATCAGACCCCAGTTGGTGCGCGCCTCACGCTGAAACGAACGCCACGCCGCAGACGTGTTCCTCGTCAACTCGGGCAGCGGAGCATCCCCATTGGAGTAACGCGCCAACAAACGCACCCGCGACATTCCGTCGTCGATACGCTTCGTCAATACCGGGAGCCATTCCGCTGGCGTTGAAGCAGTCAACAGCTGACCCCCTCTCTGTCTCTATGGCGACTAGTAAATCCGTCTAGGCGCAAACACTTTCGGGCGCGGACGTGCACCATCACGACGCGCATCAACACACGCCTCCCACGACAACATCCCCGCCATCGCAGCATCAAACTTGTCGGCCAAACGGCCATCCTGCTTCTGCATCACCCACAGCGGCTGGCCTGTATCGTCCACCAGCTTCAGCTCACGCCGCCCCGCATGACCCATATGCTCAACAAACTTCGGTCGCCACACATTGGCAGCCAGCGCCGCGTCGCCAGTCGCCAATGCATCGGCATAACCCTGCGTCGCAGCAGCCACACGCCTCAAACTGCCGCCGCCGCCAACCGCCCACTCCACAACCCGATCCGGGAAACGACCCGCCCACGCGGCGATCGTCGAATCCCAGCCCCACGGGTCGCAGTACATGCGCCACACCTCAAACCGCGACATCATGTCCACAACGAGCGCTGTCACCTCATGCTCAGGGACTTCCCACTCTTCGACGTTCTCGGGCCGCTCCCAACAGCCCAACAACATCTGGCGTCCCGTCGCAATCTCAGTGACCACGACAGCCGTCGCATCTCTCCACCGCGACCCGTCAAACCCAGCGGTGACGAACGCTCCATCCGGCACCGTCTCATCGCACTGCACCAGGCGCGTCATATCGAACGCCTGAGAGCCAGACTTACGCCACCGATTCAGATAGACCCGCTCCCAGTAAGCGCGGTCAATACCCGTGCGGTCGTAGTCCTTCGCGATCCGCTCAAACTGCCCCGGCCCCCACTCCCCAATAGGGCCAGTGGCATCCGCGACAGCGGCGACACGCTTCTCCACGGTGGACAGATCATCATGCTCATCGCCAGCCCAGCGCCGAAAGAAGAACAGCGACGGGTCCTGCCGCTCACCCCTGGCGATCGACTCCGCCTCGGCAAGCACGTCCTCTTCGATGCTGCCCTGACCAGGCTGCCCAGCAGTCGACGTGTACAACGTCCACGGGTCCTCCATCGGCCGCTTCGGCATGTTCTGCAACATCGTCTCGTGCGCGTCACGATGCCTCGGCATAAACAACCGGTGCGGCTCATCGAAATGCTGAAACGTCGTCCGCGCGCCATCGCGAGACCCCGGAGCATTCGACACAGCAACAGCGAACCCATCCTCGCCACCCGAAGGCGACAACCGGACGATCCGCTCCTTGCTGATATCAAACAGATCAACATCGGGGCCGTTCTCCAAGATGTACTTCAGCACACCGAACGCCAGCTCCGACACCTGCTCCTCGGTGACCGCCATCATCGGAATCACCGGCGACCGCACCGGCCGACCCACAGGATTCCCCGCGGCGTCAAAACCGTCACACCGAACCGGCGCCTCTGGATGCAACTCCACACCGCAAATCCACGCCGCGAACTCGGTCTTGGCTACACCCTTCCTGAGTTCGACACCAGCCCGCTCGAACCGCCGACGGCCAGCCAAACGGTGCCCACGCGGATACAACTCATACAGCCGATACACCAGCGCGCGCTTCTCGTCATCGAGACGTGCAGGCTGACCCGACAGCGACCCCGGACCGAACACCATCCGATCCTCAATAAAGTCGCACACCTGCGGACCCAGCGTCGGAAACGCCAAATCCACGGCCGGCACCTGAAGTACAGCCATCCAAGCTGCCTCGGTCGAACCGCTACGTCACAAGCTTCAGGCGCGGATCATCACCAGGCTCAGACCGGCTCACGGGCGCGGCCTCCGACTTCCGCCGCTTCGACCCCTTCGCCTTCGAATCCTCCGTCGCCTCAATCTGCCACTCCAGACGGCGGCGAGCCAACGGATTCGTCCCATAATCGGTATCAGCCTTCTCCAGCCGAACCTGAGCCTCCGCCCGCGCCTTCGCGGTATCCGCGGTCCAAAAATCGTTGTACAACATCGCCACACGAAACAGCCCGTTGATATCCGAATCGGTGTACTCCGGGGCCATCGGCGACGCCCAAATGTCATTCCACCAACGCACCGTCAACGGATGCCACACCACACCATCCGGCAACTCAGGAGCGACCACATCATGATCCGCAGACAACGTAGCCCGCGTCGACGACTTATTGCGCCGAGCGCGCACAGAAGGATCTTTAGGTAGGGGTGGCATGACATTCCTCCCATTTCGGGAATCAACAAGGTATCAGCAAAACCGCAGGTCAACCCCATTTCGGGGAAGCCGCGAAACCCCCCGGTTCCGTACAGACCAAAATCTGCA